CATATCGTATGCCCGTAAAAAAATTAGAAAAATCATATTCCGAATTTTTAGGGGTTGAATCCAAAGCATTATCTAAAATAAAGATAAAGGTAACGGATTGGGTAAGTGCAACCACTTGGATAAGAAAAGAGATAGATGAGCAGAAAGATGATGCCGCCCGAATAAAAACAAGGATGTATTACCCTACATGTACGGAGGACTGTTTTTTAACGGAATCTTCGAACCCATTCAACGTTAATAGGGCTGCCGTTACATTAGGAAAAATAAAATCCAATCCTACTTACAGGTTAATGGAATTTGACTTGGGTGACAATGGAAAGGTAAATTACAGACTGACACCTGAAAAACCGATAGCGGGAAGAGAATACGAAAATAAGGATATAGACGCACCTTTTATGGTGTTTGGAGAAATACCTGATAAAAGGCCCCCAAAACACACAAACATATCTGGTTTTGATGATTACAAGACGACCACGGCCATAGAGGCAAAGTCTTTGGGTGCTTTCTACATATTAGGCAGGAGGAGCATTGAACTTGATCAACCTATAGAAAAAATCAGGTTAAGTTATGTAGCAAGACCACATTCAAGCCATAATACGCTTTACTCAAACATAGTAAAGGCTACCAACGTTTACGCCGCTACATGTAACATGGAGAGCATTGATGTTGGTTACGCAGGGTATCTTGAGACACTTGGATACCCAATGTACGATTTTCTAGGTCCAAACCTAAGCCCTGGTAATGAGACTATAAGTATAGGAGGAAAGAACCTTAATTCAAAATTTGGCACTTACCCGACAGGTCCTAACAAAGAGTATATGATGAACCTCGTAATCTCTTACACGGAGGAGGAGGTAACCATAGGATTTACTGAGGACGGTCACCCCATAACCAAATTTGGTATGGAATTTATAGAGGATCCTTGGCTACTTGAAGAAATGATAAGCTACACACCAGGAAAAGGTAACTATGACCGTATAATAGCATTCGGATGGGCTTTGGTATACGCTAGGGCCTTGGACAAAAATAACGTACGACCAAAAGAAGAAAAACCAAAAAGTACAGCCAAGAAGTCTGCCAAAGGTTTTGTCAATTTTGCGGGAAAGGGTTTCAAAAATTTTGGGCTCAGATAGTAAAAATAATTCAATATTAGAAAACTTTAATATATTTTTAACTATAAATAGTTTTTAATATATTTGTTGCCATGCAATATTACCACCAAGGAGGCGTACTGGACGAGTTACCCCCGTTGATATTTGACAAATCGACAAGGGACAACAAAAAATTCAGGGAATCGGTACTCAACGCATTTGAAAACATAGCCTTACAACAGTTCAGGTACAACATAGAGGAGTTCGACGACTTTTATAAGATGTATGACGGATCCCTTTCCCACAAGGAACTGAAACTCATGGCTCCCCAGTTTGAACACATGGCGGATCTGCTTGACAAAGCCGAACTTCCTTCAAACGTGAGGCATTGGGACATACTGGGTGCCATCATAAACACTTTGGTCGGTAAACTCATAATGATGCAGGATAAGTTCGTCGCCACCGACACCGGTGAGATTGCGGAGAATGAATTCCTTGAGCAGTTGAACACACAGTTCAGGAGAAGCCTTGAAGAGGTGATAAACAACAAGATTCGGTTGGGACTGGCCGAAAAAGGCATAAACCCCGAAACCATGGGCAACATGGGACCCGAAGAGCAACAGCAGTATCTCCAGATGGTGGAGGCCGAGAAAAGGAAAATTGTATCCGACCAACAACAAAGGTTGGCTGAAACCGCAAAATACAAAACACAGGGAGTAATATGGTCGGAGGCCACCCTGGAAAAAGACAAGGAAGAACTGGCCTTTGAAAAACAATACAGGGAACTGTTTAAACAGTATCTTTTATCTGGCGTATGTGCCAAGGTGGTAAAGATCGTCTATGACACATACAAACCTTTCGTGTGGGACAGTAGATCTGTTTTCCACTCAAAAGACTTCGGAAAAGAATACCTACAGGACTTCCAATATGCGGGAAGGTTACACTACCAGACACCCGCACAGGTAATAGAGGAATATGGGATGTATATAAATCCCAAAGTACAGAAGGAACTATTGCAGGGAGACGAAACCTGGAAAACCCTGATCGACATACAGAATCCGAGGGCGGGTTTTCAGTCGATGTTGGACAAAAATTTTCACCAAGGTTTCACCGTACCCTATCTGGGATACGACAATATGCTTTTCCATAAAAGGATAGAGGAATTGTCCGGACTTCCCATGGGTGAGATAATAGCTTACGACGAAAACCATAACCTAAGGGCTTACACAGACTACATACCAAGGGACGGACTAAACACCTATTTCAAGTGGGGAGCCCAATACCTTGAGGACAGGTTCATGCTGTCAACCCAGATATGTCAGGTAACGGAGGTTTATTTCAGGGCCATGGAATACGTGGGGTGGCTGACCTATCCGACTGAATATGGCGATTACGTAACGGTCGAGGTCACGGAGGATATCCTTCCCGAATTTCTGGCCGAAAACAACATAAAAAGGACCTACAAGGAATCCTATGACGACATGGTGAAGGAATTCAAGCCTGACACCCTTGTTTGGCAGTTAAGGCCGGTCGTCGGTTGGGGAGTAAAGATTTCTTCCGGTAACAAAGTTGATCCTATATTTATAGGAGTGGAACCCATGGAAGTTCAGATAAAAGGGGCCAACGAATACGATGTAAAACTTCCGGTGACCGGTATGGTCGGACGTTCATTGGCAAAGAAAATAAGTCCTTGGCAGGAAATGTTTAATTATGCCTGGAACCAGATCAGGACACTGCTTGAAAAAGAATTGGGCATGTTCTTTATGATGCCCGTCGAAAACATACCTTCCATGTTCTCCGAAAACGGCGACGCAAGGGAAGCGTTCATGGACATGAGGAACTACGCCAAAAACGTGGGGCTCATGCCTATAGCGACCGACGCGGAAAACGTGAACAGACAGTTTAACCAGTTTGCCACCTACAACGTAAGCCATGGTTCCGAGATACAATCAAGGTACCAATTGGCCAACATTTGTAAACAGGAAGCCTATCTTGCCATAGGGGTAAATCCGATGGAAGGCGTACAACCACAGCAATATGCCACAAACGAGGGGATAAAGGTCAGCCAGGAGGCAATGCAACAGCAGATAGCATACATATATGAAGATTTTAACGGCTTCATAAAAAATGACTTGATACACCACCTTTCAGTCGCACAGTACGCACAGTCCAACAATATGGATAAAAGCCTTTACTACACAAAAAGTGATGCATCCATACAATGGCTGAAAAACGTGGATCCTAACCTCCCTTTGAGACGGTTGGGCATAACGGTAACTGACAACAACAAGAAACGTAAGGAAATTGAGGCCATAAGACAATTCCTCATACAACAGGGTAATACCATGCAGATGGACAGTCAGGAAGCCATAAGGCTATTCACGGGTGACACCATGAGGGAACTGTTTTCCATAGCCGAAGAGGAAAGGGCATTACGTCAGGAACGTGAGCAGATAGCCCATGACAGGCAGATGCAACAGATTGAGGCACAAAACCAAGGAAAATTACAGGCAGACCAACAGGCATGGTTATTACAGGAAGAGACCAACAAACTTGAAAGACAGAACAGGTTGGACGTAAAAACCATAGACGCCATAGGAAGGGCTGCCGACAAGGACGGAAATGCAGAGGATTTCGATATGATTATCAAGACCTCGGATTCTTTAAGGGCTGACAAGAAGGTACAGTTTGACCAAGAGGCAAGACTAAAGGAAATCGAAATCCGAATGGAAGACAACAGACTAAGGATGGAACAGCTTCTGACAAGCAACGAGCTCAAAAGAAAAGATCAACAGTTAAAGGAAAAGGACATAAATTCAAAAGAAAGAATTGCCTTATACAATAAGAATTAGAAAAAATTAATATTAAAATTTTCCAATAAACCAATATTAGAAAATAGTAATAATGTTAAGAAAGTTGTAAAATTGAATAAACTAAAATAAATTTGCATGGTCGAAAAGGATGTAGCAACGTTCTCACTTGGTGATTTTTCAAAACCACCTATAGAGGAAGTTAAGCCAAATAAATTAGGCGACATAGAAATAGAGGGTATCCCACCTACAATAGATGAGGATCCGAAAGAAGGGGACGTCAATAATGGCATACCCCCAGTCACTTTAACTACTGAGGAAGAGGACAAGACAGAGACTCCTCCCGTACAGACTGGAGGACAGACTTACTTACGGGACATATTAAAGCAGTTCGGAATAGAAAGCTTTGAAATCGACGGCGAGAATGAAGGAGAAGTAGTCGAGGTAAACGTTGACGAGGCGGAACTTACCTTAGGACAGGTCCAGGAACTTGTAAAAATGAAGTCCACTTCCGAATTGGAAGAACTAAAAAAAGGAAGTGTATCCCTAAAGGAACTTTCCGAAGAGAGAAAGACCGTAATCAACTTCATAGCAAAAGGCGGCGATCCCCGTGAATTGATAAAGATTCACGAACAGCAGTCCAACTTAAGGGAATATAACCTTGACCTTGAAGAAGATCAGATAGATATACTAAAGGAATATTACAAGGTAAAGGGTACGGACCCGGAAGAAGCCGAAATGACCCTTGAAGGTCTGAAGGTGAAGGGTAAGATAGCCGAATCTGCGGAAAAGGCGGCCACCCAGTTAGAGAAGTATTTCAAGGATGCGGAGGATGCACAGATAAAAGCCCTCGACGAAGCCAGAAAAGTACAGAAGGACGCCTTGGACAAATATTCCAAGGAGTTTAAGGGAAAAGCCAAAAACGAATTTCCTGATTTCGACGAAAAGGCAATCAAGACGCTTTCGGAATTTGCCTCAAAGAAAATCAAGACTGATACGGAAGGCGAGTTTTATGAAATGGACAAGGTCTACCAACAAAAAAGATCGCATCCCGATTTCGCTCCGGAATTGGCATTGTACTTAAAGGACAGGGAAAAATTCATAGAGTATATCACCAAAAAGAAGGTGACGGAAGTTAAGCTTGACGCCGCAAAAAAAATAGGTGTTTTAAGGCTTACAAACGGATCCAACTCAAAAATAAACGATAAGACAAAGTTTGAAAAAAACAACTCCAACGAGATAGGTCTTGACGAATTTCAAAAAAGAGGTTAAAAACAAAATAAAAGATAATGATTCAAACAATCCAGAACGATAATTTCCTCTCATTATATGGAGGAGGAACCATAAACGGCGACAACGTCGTAGGCTTCACTTCCCCTGCGGCACTGAAGCGTATGATAGGTGGATATCAGGATAAGGCAAGCGTTTTGTCCAATATGTTCAGCCCTGACGACGAAAAGGCCCACGATACATATCTGGGAGTGGTAAATTTGATGGCCACTACAACCAAGGTGGACCTTCCGTTATTGACGGACATGTTGAGTGAACGTAAAGTATTGAAGATTAAGCCAGAGGGTAGGGTAACTTATGATTTGCCCATACCAAAGGATGCCAACGAAGCTGCCATGGTAACGGTGGATACTTCACAACAGGCCGCAAAAGGTACGTTGGGTGTGGAAAACGTTCCTTTCTATATTATATTGGATACGCCTTACACAAGCGGTGACTTCCTTAAACCAGATCCTACGGGACCTTATATGGTTAGGGTGAGTACGGAGACACCCGTAGAGCCTTACGGTGACTATTACAAGCACTGGGTGTCTTATACGGGTAACGGTAAAAGTAGGGATTTTCCTTCACAATACCTTAAATCCGGTAACAGATGGTACAAAATCGGTCACAAGAACGGCGAGTACGGAACAGAATTTAGCACAATCACCTCAAAATACAATGCACCGGGATTCATCCGTATGCAATGGACACCTTCTTCTGTAAGAACGGTAGAGGTTGCCTACACACGCCAGGCTGGTCGTATTTCTTCCAATGCCGCTTACCAATTGAAACAGTCTACGGTTGAAAGCTTGAATGACAAGTTGTTTGACATGGGAGGCTTTGACGAAAAAGGCGCGATGTTCTCAGGTACTTATAATGCCGAGAAAAAGAGTTTGCAGGTAGCCCGTGTGGACTCGACTTTGGAGTATTTGGCTATGGTGGAGCTTACAAAGATGGAAGCTTGGGAATTGATGTTTGCCGAACTTTTTGAAGAAAAAGGTGCGGAAGGCAACATCAAAATGAACGAAGGTCTGTGGAGACAATACCGTAGAGGTAAAATCATCACTTACTCGCGTCCTGGTGGTTTGACTTTAGCCCACTTACAGGAAGCTGCCTCTTACTACTTCAAGAATGACAATACCCCTTTACAGAACAGGTACATCACCTTCAAAGGTGGATTACAGGTCGTAAACAATGGTGTAGCCTTATTGAACAACTACGCAGTAAACCAGTTGAGCGCATTACCTGTATCCTTGATGGGACAGACAACAGTATTGACGGGCAACGACCAAAAAGTAGTGACCGGACCGGTTGGTGACATGACTTTGCGTAGGACTAACTTCACGGAAGTATTCTTGCCTAACATAGGCTACGTTAAATTTGTACACGATCCCGCATTTGACTTTAACTTTGGAACAAGCGATCCAAGGGTTTCAGGCTACGAAGGTATGGGCGTAAACAGGAATACCTACACTTTGGTTGTGGATACAATCAGTACGAGGGGTTCAAACGATGCCTACAAAAGTATCAACGGTGCCAGATTGGTTAACGGTGGTAAAGAAAACAGCCCTGTGTACTATGTTACCCCTGAAGGACAGAGCCACGTAACCTGGGGTCGTTCAAACGGACGTGCACCAGGTGCGGGACAGATCCAGACAAACATCAGCTCCGCATTGAAATATATGGGAACGGAATTCTGGTGTTACTCTGAGTCGGATGTAATCTTGCTTGACACGACACGTTGTGTGGTAATCGAGTTACAGGATACTTACGCATCCTAAAAAACAAAAGATAAAACTGGGGGAGTCGTAAGGATTCCCCCAATATTATAAAAATATTATATAGTTGCTAAACCCCTATGCTTTAAGTAATTTTGGGGAATAAATATAGCAATATGGCAAAGAAACAAGACAAAGGCAAAAAACTACTTTTTTCGGTTGACGGATTCGAGGTTTATTCGGATTCAGAGTACAGGGTAGAAAAAAAGATAGACAGGTCTGCACCGGCAGAATTGGTCAAGCTTGGATCGGGAAAATATCCCGGGGCGACAGACACCGTAGTGTGTCCATTTAACCAACATGGTGGTGTTTATGATACGGGATTTTACGATGCGTCGCCAATGTATTTTGATACTGACGTAAACGATACATCCGAGACTGTAAAGGCCCGAGTGGAAAACGTGTTGAAACCTTTTTTAAGGATTCGCGGATTTAGCCACAACGATAAATTTACACCAAGTGACTGGGTAAGTTGGGACAGCTTTTTGATAGAGCTTAGAGAACTTGATGTTTTCAATACAAGAAACCCTGACGACGTGATGAAATTATATATTGCGTTGGTAGGAAAAAAATTGTCACCACCAGATTTTGAGGAAAGTTCCGAGTACGCTTCCGCAAACTTCAAGGTAATCAACCTAAACGAGAATGTCGAGAAGAAAAGCACACACAGCCTTAAATTAAAAGAGGCAGACGGTATCTTCATAACATTGCTTAGGAATGACAGGGATAAATTGATGGACGTTCTTTCTTACATAGAAAGGGTAAATGTCCCGGACAGCCCTTCGGATCACACTTTGGATGTTATATTTGAAGAATTTGTAAAACCAAGTACAAACAGTCTTGACAAATTTTTTGAAGTATATGAGAAAACAGCTACGGAAGATGGCGCAACGGAGATAAAACTCCACAGGATTATCCAGGTAGCATTAAGGTTAAAGGATAAGGATTATACCTCATTGAGGGGATCCATTTCCTATAAAGGAAAAGAGATAGGAAAATCGGCCAAGGACGCAGCCTCCAATCTCGTAAAATTAAAGGAACTTTCGGACACGTCGGATGAAATCATCTTAAGTAAACGTAAATAATGACAAACGAGGAGTTATACATAGCCGTACAGGACTTGGTAAACCAAAACTCCACGAACAATAACATAGCACTCGACAAGCCCCGTTTTATAGATTTGTACAACACATTTGTACCAAAATATATAAAGTACACGCTAGCGAAAGCCAACCAGAGCGACATAAGGAACATATCTTTTCTGTTGGAACGAAAGAACCTACAGAAGGTAGATGAAACCGAAAGGTACAATTCCTACTCAAGACCGGACGATTACTTTGATTTTTCAAACATATTCCCGGTATTTTCTTCGGAAGGGTGCAAGCTGGATTGTGAAGTGGCGAGGGAGGTAAGGTCGGATGAAGTTGACCTGTATTATTCGGACAAATACAATGAACCGAATTTCAAGGTTGCGGAAACGATTTATCACCAGAGCGCAAAAGGCTGGGATATCTACAAAAAAGGGTTCGAGATCGTAAAAGTAGAACTGCTTTACTACAAAGTTCCCACAAAGATTGATATTCCGGGTTGGATACACGAGGACGGAACACAGTCTACGGACATACAGAACGACCTTCCCGAAAACATAATATTTGACGTGGCTCTAATGTTGGCAAAAATATTCGCGGGAAGCAGGGAAGAAATGCAAAAGTATAACATACTAAGTAACGAGTTAAATTCTAAAAAATAAAATAAAGAAAAAATATGATTAACGGAAGCAAACATCACTTTTTGTTCAGCATAAATGGTAATGTCAAAACATCCGGCGGTACAGGTTCACTGACTAAAGGTGAGTTTATGATTGCTGACATGAGTGTGGGGGGAACCGACGGAGCCCAGGCTGCACTGAACATACAAGCTGCAAAGAAAAATGCCAAGATATTCAAGATCCTCATGGGAGAGGAAAAACGTCTAAATTTGGGACGATCCAAAGCATTCGGCCCTTCAAACACGTTTCCCTTCTCGTTGGATCAGGTAAAGGATATCAGGGTAAAAGCCCCACAACATCTCGAACCAAAGGTTGATGAATTGATTTTGGGCTACAACGGTCACGATGCTTCGACATCATTAAGTCTTAAGGTGGGTTCCAATCCTTTGAACATCCGGGTGATGATCCAGGGAATCCCCACATCTTATGGTGGCGGAGGCAACAACTATGAGGTGTTGGATTTATCTTACCCTTCAAGCCAGGTATTACCTTTCGCAAGTTGTTCCGAATTGGATCCTTGTACGGTAATCCCTTGCCAAGATTATATCTATGATATCGTTGAGGAGTTACGCAGACGTGAAATGTCCGGCGGACGTAAATGGGGTGACGTATTAGAAATCACTCCGATAGTAAGTTGCGCTACCGCAGAAATTGAAGAGGAGTATACTTATTGGACATTGAGCGTGTGTGACACGGGAGATTCCGTCGCAAAAGCATTGATTGAGGCACAATACCCTGACTATCCTGTATTGAGGTTGTCAAGAAAAGGTAGCGTGACCACTTACCAGATTTTGATTCCAGAGGGTGTCACACCTGACGATTACGAATACTCAAGGATTTCCATCCTAAAAACTTGTGATGCATGTCCGGCAGGATATGATACAATCGTGGGTGGATATGTCTATTCTATCACGGTGGAGGATGACGGCACAACGGTAGCGGCTGGTTTACAGGCTGCAATACCTAATGCGGTAGCTGCATCTGTCGTAAGGCAGGGAATCGAATCAGGAACCGGTACGGGTATATACATAGCCTTGACTGCAACCGTATTGACGCCTGCAAACGTGGGAACAATCGTAGCGGCCTACCCTACCGCAACAGTTACTTTCGTAGCTGAAAAAGAAGCGTTCTGTTCTGACGACGTAGTAGAAGAAATTGCATGGGTAGAGGGTGATACTTGTGGTGCAAGTTTAGAACAGTACCGTATCACTTTACCCGACAACGACTGTGGAGAGACAAGATTGGCCGAATTGCAGGCAGCTTATCCGGACGCAGCCGCCATCAGGATCGTAAACTCCGCGAACTCTACACGTACCATTACATTAACCGGTACCTCTGGTACTGCAAACGTAAACATTACGGCAGCCGCTGTGGCAACCGACTACTTGGCAACATTCGCCACAAACTTGACCACTACCGCAAATAACTTCGTAACCGCACACGCAGCCACGATTTTATCTGCCAAAGGTGTAACAGTGACGGCTAATGCAGGTGTGTTTACATTCTCCGGACCTAACGCTGTGATAGCGAGTATCACGATCACAAACGCCACTACCAACTTAGCAGGTACTTTGGGTGCGGTCGTACCTATCCCCGCAAACGGCGGATGTATGACAACTTACGAAATGGACGTCATCACAAACATGGTCTGCGAAGAGTGTGACCCAGTGTTTGAAGACTACTACGTATCGGAGGCACCTATTCCTTACGACGGGGTAAAATGGGCATTGTTTGCCGAAGCCCAGGAATTTGCCGGTACATGTTACTGCGGTATCAAATTCAAGGCTAAACTATTCACTGTTGATGCAGGTGAAATCCTCAGATACAAATACCCTTTCATCGAAGACTCAGTGGAGATATTCGTGACTGCCGGTTACACGAACGGGGTTGACTTACTTACGAGCGGCGTGGATCCAATCGAACCCATCAACGTACAGTACATCAACCGTAAACAGAATCGTGACCTATTGGGTGGACACCTGTTGGGATTGGTAAAAGAGAAAAACGTACACTTTCAGGGCGATACCGGAGGTTGGGACTTTGTTTCGGCCAACATGTTGGGACTGGGCAGCGACGTGGTTGACTTAGGCGCACAATATGTACAGTACTCTATTGACATCAAGGACGAGAATATCCGCCAAGGTTTATCCGGCAGCGACGGTGTGACACACACTTATGATATCTTCGTGGAGTACGGAAGACACCTTGCTTTGGAAGCAGCCATCAACAAATTGGCATCCGCTTCGGGTAACAGTGTGGTACAGGCATAAAAAGTTAACACTTTAATCCAGACCACGGAAACATAAAATAAGTGTTGCTATAGATATAAAACGAAAAGGCTTCGGGTGGTTTAATTGCCCGAAGCCTTTTTCAATTAGAAATTTCCCATCATAGGAAATAGAGATATGAAGTTGCGTGGTAAACAATAATTAATTATTTTTGAAGAATGTTAAAAACTACTAACGTAGACTTTTCCGTAAGCAGCGACATATACAACCTTTATATCACGGATATGTCCTGTTGGGGCGTTTCTCAGGACTTCCCCGCCGTGATAGAGATATTGGTACCGGGTTTTTTAAACCCCTACAAACAATATTTTAACAAACAGGATACTTCCTATAATTCAATAGCCCTTGAACTTAATTGCGGAACGGACTGTGACGAGGTAGAACTACCTGACGGAATCTACAATGTACTGATAAAGGCTTCCCCTTCCACTTTTTTCAAGGAACTAAATTACCTAAAAAGTGACCAGTTGCAAATGAAATTGGATCTGGCTTACGTGGATGCATTGAGGGAAGACTGTGGAGGCTGCGTCAAAAAAGGCATATTGGAAGGAAGATTCCTGATACTTGCCTCGGAATCTCACGTAAGAAGAGGCGACATAAAAACGGCTGCTTACCTATTTAAGGAAGCACAGAAAATCGTGGACAGAATCAATAAATGTAAAAATTGTAGATAATGTGTTGCGGAAACGCTACCATAAGCCAGAGACTGTCGAAAAGATGTACGGATAATAGGTCAAGGCTTATGCGAATAAAAAGGAAAATGAAAACGGCCTACAACATGAATAAGAGGCCCGAAGACCTTGAAGCCTGGAAAACAACAAAGACTGCGCTAACCGACAAAACTTATTGTCCTGGCCTAAATGAACTCAACCAATTGGAAATGATTTATGGATAAGGTTAAAAACGTGGTAGACTATTCGGTCGATGAAGTGCTTAACGGTATTATCATAGATGCTGCCATTGACTACATAAAAGACAAAAAGTACAAAGTCGGGTGCGGGATAAGCGAATGCAGGATGGAAGAGATAATTTACCTAAAGGAGTTGGTCTGTAATCCTCCATGTTACTTTGGTCCAAAAGAAAATACACAGATAAACGAATATGTATACTATCTTAATAAAAGATAATGGCAAAAAGGAAAATTGTAATAAAAAAGAATTGTGGCGCGACCATTTCTGACACATGCGGCAGTATAACGCCACTTACTTGCACAAAATATGAAGGCGATCTTCCCGTAGGATCCGAATATGACGATGACAGTTGTATTACGGGTGTAGAAATCATTGAGGATATCATTACTATCCTTGACGAACACACGGAACAACTGGATTTCACGGAATTTGATACACAGTGTCTTGAAGCTGAAGCTTCGGACGTCGATGAAGGCATAACACTGAAAGACGTCATTACAGATATTATTACAGAGGTTTGTGATATCAAGGACAGGCTAAAGGAAGGATGTAACGAAACCTGTACGGACTGTGAGGATGGTTGTGAAGAAGAAGGGTGTTGCAATGTAATGGAGTATTACGATAGCTCTTCTGATACGGTAACGGTAACCTCAGCCATGGCAGCGTTTACGGCAGTCTATCCCACAATAAAGCATAAAACACTAAAAGGGGGTAAATACAAGGCTACAATAGATTTAAGGATAAATACCCTACCAACCACACCCGGAAGCACTTTCTTTATAGGAATATCGCAGGACGGACTAATACCCGACACAAGTATATTTACACAGGAAGAAATAAAGGTGGGAGGCTACAGGGAAACGGTACACTTCGTATTCAAGGTACTCCCCAAAACGGAAATTACGCTCATGTTTAAGGATGGGACAGGTTCCGATGTAGCGATTACGGGAATAAAAGTAATGATAGAAAAAGTATAGTTATGAAAGCACAGGGATGTAAAACGGGATGTGACGAGGCGGAAGTGGATGAAACCGGCATTGATTGTGGGGGGCAGTTCTATTCTTCCGATTGTGTGGTGGTCACCGAAAACGTGTATTTTAATATACCCGAGGTAGGGACAAAACTTACCGATCTGGTAACGGTATTGGCTACAAAATTCAAACAAGTGTTTACGCTATTGAACAGAAAGATAGACTGGACGGCTTTACCCGTATACGTTAACGATGCTGCGGCGGCGGCAGACGGACTGCAACAGAACAGACCATACAAGACACCCACCGGAGAAGTCAGGGTTAAAATATAATTATCACTATGGAGTTTGTACAGGTAGCGTATATAATAATAGGTATAGTGGTGGCCGTCTTAGGTTTTTTGATTAAAAACTTGATAGATACCATAAAAACGGATGTGGTAAGACTAAAGGCTGATTTTGATGAAATAGAAAAAAAATCAAATTTGTCCGACTCAAAAATAGTTGAGATGGTTGCAAAAGTAAACCACTTGGACAATACCATAACAAGGGAGTTGGACCACATGAAGAAATTGCAGGAAGTAAGGCACGAATATATCAAGACCGCATTGGAAGACATTAAAGAAAAAAGATAATATATGCCTATAGAATTATGTAATTACATTGATCCTTGTAGTAAAGGCAACAGTTTAAAAATCTGCATAGACGTAGACTCTTTGGGAATAGAGGTAGGAGACAATTACACCACCGTCATAAACAAGATAGCACAGGCAATACAATCAGGCGGCACACAAGATTTGCAGCAGACACTGGACAACGGGTATACCGCCACATCGGGTGCGACAACTTTTGAACTTAGTTTGGATGACGTATGGTTTTCCATATTTAATTCCGATACCGCCAGTAAAACCAGTTATGAAAACGGGGTCATAAATTTTTACGACACGGCTACATCGGGAAGCGTGTCACTCAAAGTTTCATACCCCATACCAAATCCAAATAACGTGCTAACCTTACCGCAAGTCAGTGGCACCGTCTTGGTGGGTACGAGGGGTAAACAAAACCTAATTTTAGGAGGAAACGTTACCGCAGTAGTAATTCCACACGGATGCCTGACCGAACCGGAATCGATATACATAAATTTTAGCAACAACAACGATGCCGAACTGCAAAATTATTCAAGTACTGTCGATGCCACCAATATAACCGTAACGTTCCCTACAGCCCCCAGCATAGCTTCGACAATTGTTTATTGGGGTGCCTTTGTTTAAACTTAAAAAATAGAATACAATATAAATGAAAAACCTTTTAGTAATAATCTTTTCTTTAATTTCGCTCAATGTACTTGCACAAACGACCATACAAAGCCAGATAATGTTTGGCAACAACTCGGCCCCAACGGGGGGAGGGTATGCGAGGGGAGAATGGTTCCAACCAGCCACACCGACCAATAACCAAAATAACAGGTTTGTGGTAGGACACATGTCCGGTAACTATATAGTAAGTTTTGACGCATCCATATTCAGGGTAAAAGGTTTGTGGGACAGCACCAAAGTTGAAAATAATCCGTTGTGGACAATCACCACGGATAATACCGGAAGGCTATGGAAATACAGATCCGATTCATTGAAGATACACCCATACCAATTGGCTTCCCCCGTATCTGTCTCAAAGGGAGGTACTGGGTTGTCGAATTCGGGAACTGCCGGGCAGGTTGTCATGTCCAACGGATCGGGTTTCACAATGACAAACCCCGTATGGCAAAAATATTCCGATACCTTAACTTGGGATGCCACTAAAAATTGGGTGCTTTCCAAAAATTACCTAACGTCTTTTTCTGAAATTGACCCGATCTGGAACGTACAGAAATCGGATTACCTTAAAAAATTGGATAGTAGTTCATATGCCACAAGATTTTATTTGATAAACAACCATTATACAAAGGGACAGTCTGATGCGAGATATCTACAGTCCTATACCGAGTCTGATCCTATTTGGTCAGGAGTGGCAGCTAGTTATAGAACCAAGACACAAAATGATTTATTATACTACCCACTATCAGGAAACCCAAGCGAATTCTTAACCTCATTTACGGAAACTGATCCTTCGGTCCCCGCCTATTCAAAAACCCTAAACGGCTTTTCTGTAATAAAAACTTCTACGGATGCACTATACCAGCCATTAGGTTCTTATATTACCGTTGAGGTAGATGGTAGCGTCACTAATGAATTACAGACCGTCTCAGGTTCAAACAGGACATTTACCCTATCAAACAGCGGAGGTTCCGTAACGATAAGAAGAGAAAATTTTGATTCACTGGATAATAAGCCCGTAACTTTGATTGGCTATGGTATAACTGATGCCCAAAACACTTTGGTGTCAGGTACAAATATTAAAACAATCGAAACACAATCCTTGATGGGTTCGGGTAATATAGACCTGAATAAATCCGATGTAGGATTAACCAATGTTGATAATACATCGGATGCGAATAAACCCATTTCCACGGCCACACAGACAGCCTTAAATACAAAACAAAATATCCTCAGCTTGACCACAACAGGCACGACGGGTGCAGCGACACTTACAGGAAATACAATAAACATACCTAATTACTCAGCTTCTGGCGCAGTGGGTGCAGATAGTAGGGCAGGTTACGGAACTGGTACCGTATATTCATTGACGGGAAGTTCGGCTAAAATAACCATGGGAACCACAAGCCCTACCGTAACCTTACCTAATCCCGGTACCTACATGATAATATCAAACCTAAAACTTGATTACGCAGGATTGACGACCCTAGGGATAAGTACGGCTTCATTTAAGCTCAGAAGGACAAACAACACAGCCACGGATTTGCCAAACGCAACCGCATCATTTACCAGTCCCATAGTTACGTTACTGACAGGACCGGCAGGCGACGCAGATTTACAGGGAGTCTTATATACAACCTCCACATCAGGGGATATAATCGAAATGTGGGGTAATAGGGGAGCCAGTATATCCTTGGGAAACATAAACGTGAGTGAGGCTTGGATAATGGCGATCAGAATTTATTAGGATATATGATAAAGAATTTTTTTAGGGACATTTATAATATGTTCTGTGGGGAAGACGGAAGACTTTCCTTAAGAAGGATAATGTCTGCATCAATATTTGCGGGAATAATCAGGGTAGTGGAAGCCATAATAAGCGGATTACCCATTCCTGAATACGTGTTGGGGTCTCTTATAATGTTTTGCTTGGTACTCATAGGAATAGTATCGGCCCCCGCATTCGTAAGGTCCATTACGGAAAAGAGTTCCAAGAAAACACAGATAAAATCTGAGACGGTAATAGAAGAACCACTAAAAGAAGATTAAAAATGGGTAAACATCTGTATTGTATTGATTCGGGACACGCCGAGGAAACACCGGGAAAAAGAAGCCCGAAATTTGAGGACGGTAGCAGGCTGTTTGAATTTGAATTTAATAGGAGTATAGTAGAAAAACTCACAAAAAGGTTAAAGGCTGCAAACATCGACTATTTCATAGTGACACCCGAACGTGTTAAAGACATAGGACTTACGGTCAGGGCGAAACGTGTAAACGAGCTGAAGACAGACAAGAAAAAGATACTGATTTCAATACATGCAAATGCGCATGGAATGGGACAGGAATGGACGGATGCGAATGGCTGGGAAGTCTACACAACTCCTGGTGTGACCAAATCTGACCAGATTGCCGAACTTTTGTTTCTGGCTCACAAAAATGAGTTTCCCGAGTTTAAGATGAGAAGCGACAAGACAGACGGGGACAATGACAAGGAAGCTAAATTTACTATCATACAGCAAGCAAATTGTCCGGCCGTATTGACTGAAAATTTCTTCTATACAAACAAAAAAGAGGCTGCCTTACTCAAGGACGATTTTTTCAGGGAAAGAATAGCCGAAGCACATTTTAGGGCCATACTGGCCATTGAAAAATTAAAATTATAAACATAGATGGGATATACCAGTGATGATTGTGGTTGCGGTGGAAGGCAACATGGCACAAATAGTAGGACAAGGGGCTGTGGAAAGACTTGTGACCCTTGTTGTGACCAACATAAGATATATTATTGTGGAAAGAACATAAATTGCCTTGATGTGGAGAGGGGAGACGACATCCATGAGGTCATAGGGACCATGGGGGAGAAGATATGTCAAATGATTACCGGGGGGAGTATAGAAAATCCATACATAAATATAATAGACGCCACCGAAGAACAATGCCCCGAAGGAGGTTACGTAATTCAACTCATAGACCCAATCACAGGAGAAATTTTACAACAGGCCATCGTATGTAACGGATCGGGAGGATGTTGCAACGGAATCATAGATACTAAGGTATTGGTATCCAATATAACGGTGGATACGTCAACAAAAGTAGGTGCCATAATAGAAGTTCCTGCAAGCACTGTGATACAGAACAAGGATGGACTAAATGTATACTTTACCGTAGATAATGTAGAACAACCACCAACCGAAGATTTTAAATTATCTTTATGGATAGGTGCTTCAGTACAGAATATCGGTGATGTGGTAACGGGGGAAAAGTTATGTGAGTACACCAGTACACAAGAGAATGACGATACTTTCAGGGGTTTTTTAAATATCACAAGAGTTTCCGCCACGTCTGTCATTTGTGAAGGAACCCTAAGTATGTACAAAAAATCGGGGACTAACACCAAGTTTGACACCAACAGGGGAACGGGTTGTACCATGGTAAACGATACGGCTATAACTACGCCCGACCTATCTGATAATTTTTACTTAAAGTTGGCTATGTCGGATAACTCTTCAAGACCTATGAATGTCAAGTTTTTCTCAGTAGAATATAAAAATAAAAAATAGTTATGTGTAAAAAAGGATGTGGATGTGAAAATTGTTGTACCCAGTCAAACATAATATATTGTGGAAAGAACATAAATTGCCTTGACATAAAAAAGGGGGATGAAATACATTCCACGATTAAAAAACTAGGAGATGCAATTTGTCAAATAATTGGAGATCCGTCCACGGGAAATTATATAAATATAATAGAAGCTTCCGAAGATCAATGCCCAGAGGGCGGGTATGTGATCCAGGCCATAGATTCTGTTACTGGGGTAGTTCTGAATAGCGTACCTGTGTGTGATATAGAAGATTTAACATTCTTTAATGGAGTATCAAAAACTAGCGGTCAAGTCGGATTAGGGGGATCTTTATCTGAAAATACGGTCATAGAAGGTGATGGGAAGAGTTTCGTCTTGCAAAACAGTAATTCAATAACTTTTATAGCAGTGCAGGGCAACAACACATTCTATATGAATGCGGGTGGAGCGGGTGGCATGGATTTTATAGTAGTATCCACCAACGGCGTAACTGGTATAGATGTAAGCATAGACACTTATGTAGCTACAAAAGTAGCGGGAGGGGCATTTTCTGGTAACAGCATACTAGCTGTGAAAAATGGATTAGTAGGTATAGGACGGGTAGGTAGCACCTTACCAGTACGTCCTTTAGATGTATTTACTGGAGGAGACCCCATAAGGTTTAGAGACTTACCTTCCTATGACGACGACACTTCCGCAGGAGTGGCAGGATTAACCACTGGAGACTGTTATCAAACTACAGGTTCCGGGGCAGCCCCTTTAAACGTTGCAGGGATATTAATGGCCAAACAATAAAATTAAACCCCTGTCTCAAAAAGTCAGGGGTTTTTCATGTCTAAAATCTTATATATTTTTTATATAAGAACTAAACACCTAATTTTGTAAAAATTTCATACCCAATGACAAACGGAGAATTCGTAAGCGGTATATTGAACGATGCAAAGGCACTCAATAAGGACACTTACATACCAAGAAGACATATATTGGAGAAAGCCCGTTCTGTCGTGGAAACTTATGTGGCCCAAAGGTTGGACAGCTTTGACCTTACATTCCAGTATGACGTGGTTACCACGGTGGCATGTTTTGAACTGGAATCCGTGGATTACATAAAATGTGGGATGGTGGAACTGAAAAACTGCCCTTCCGTAATGAAATCAAAAAAATGTTTACCAAAAACCATCAATGGCAGGATATCTTCCGGTGTATTAAGGATAACTTCCATGGACGGAAATTATGAATTCAGGTTAATTTCCCCAAACAGGTATTCTGCAAAAAAGAATAACAAGTATGTAAGGGACCTTGAAAAATTCGCCATAATAAAAGACGGACACCTTATCCTACCCAACTCCGAAGTTGAAACTGTCACCCTTGAATTGTTGACCTTTGACAGATCCGAAGCCGAGGATTGCGATTGCAACAGTGATAAAAAGAACTGCAAAACGCTTTGGGATGAAGACTTTGTATGTCCCTCCAACATATTCGTTATGGTAAGGGACAAGACCATGGGCGACATAGCTTCCACATATTTACAGATAAGAAAAGACGAAAACCCCAACCTTGATGAAAACATCAGAAGCCAAACAGTCGCCTAAGATTGCCCTGATGACATCCAAACCCGAGTATACTGAGTATAGGTCACGTGTGGACGTAAAACATAGGGTGGTAGGCAGGGATAAGTGGTTCAAGTTTATGCAGATATATTTCGAGACCATAGCGGAAATGTTGACGGAGTATGAAGGGGGAGTATGTATAGAGAAGACATTCTACCTTTTTTACTTCATGATGCCCCAAAGGAAGATTATCAAGCAGCTTGTGGATGGTGGGCAGAGAGTGAAAAAATTCTATAACGAACACACCGATTCCTACATATATACTCCCACGATAGTATTTCCGGATAGGTTAAATTTTTGGTCTTTTTCACAACGGGGGTCCGCGAAGAACTTGAGAAAATCATTGCACCGGTTACTTACGGCAGGACACAAGCCCAAAAATCACTACAGCATATTGAAAATGAACCATAAAATTTAAGGGATGAACAACATAGAAAGTATAATGTCCGTAGTGAGGGGCAAGCTATCCATTTATGATATAGGAAACGTGCTTGACGAGGACGACATGTACAGGACCATAATCCTTTCCCTGAGATCTTTTGGAAACGATGCCACGGAAATGCACGAGGATGTGGTGCGTATAAGGAACGGTAAGGGAAAATTACCAAAAAATTATTACAGGCTGTACGAGGCAAGATTATGTTGCCCCATAAATTATGATAAACACGGCAAGAACATCGAGATCCATAACGTCCTTGACACGCAGTACCTAAGCCTTATCCATGAACTAAAGACCACTTGGGATTCTTGCGACCACTGTTGCACCCAGGACGAAGCCAAGGTCTATAAAAAGGAACTTATCTACAAGGAAAACCATAAGGTAACCTGCAACTACGAAAAAGGAAAATACATCAGGATGGTAAGGGGATTCGTAAAGAATGACTGTGCCGCCGAATGTCTGGCCCTGAAAAGAAATGATTGCGTGGAAGAAGTGAGCGTGATGCAGGACATGATGTATGCCAACTTTAACGAGGGTGACGTATACATAAAATACAAAGGCTTCCTTATGGATGAAAAAGGTGGGCTTGAACTTATAGACACGCCAAACGGGAACATGGAGAGGTTCATAGAATATGAACTACTTTCGGAAATGTCCGAAAAGCTCATGGTCAATAAGGAAGCGCAGTCCGCATTGGGACAACTCTTACCGTTATGGATGCAGAAGAGGGATAAATACAGGCATAATGCTTCCACGGAACTGAAGATGAAATCCTTGCAGCCTAAACAATTGGCCAAGGAAATACAGATGGAAAACAGAAGATACTTCGACAGAAACAGCCTGAGACGCTAATATGAATAAATCAGAAAAAAGGATGCCTAGAAAAGGCATGAACAGGCACACCCATCCTTCGGAACTCCAGCAGAACGAATATTCTTTTGCCTACAACGCAAACATTCAGGATGAACACGGTGACGGGGATTATATTCTGCTGAATGAGCCTTCCAACCTGAAATGTTCGGGATTTAAGGAAGGTTTTGTCGTTCTGAAACATAAGTATGACAACGTCAACAACGTAATATATTTCTTTCTGGTCAACCCTTTAACGGGATGTTCGGAGATAGGGAGCATTTCCGCCTCTGAAAACTTTGAACCAAACCAAGTGGTGGAGAGGCTCTGCAAGTGTGATGCTTTTGCAGTGGAAGAAACGCCATTGGAAGATGTTTTGCAGGAAGACCTATGTGAATATACCACGATAATTTCCGATTACTGCGAACTGACCGATCCTCCTTCCTGTACGGGATGCCTTAACTTTTCAACGAAATTTCCCATACTTGACGTCCAGATAAGGCACTCGGCGTTGGGTACGGAAATCTATTGGAATGACGCAAACAATCCTGACAGATACATAAAACTTTACGATCTGGACAATTATGTTCAGGACGTTGATGATTGTTCTGGTGAAATTACGCCCACATGTTTGCAATGCGACAAGTTGGACGTATTCAATAAATACGGCTTCCCATGCCTACGTGCAGAAAGCGTAGACGGAGGAGGCAACCTTCGTATGGGTATATACGAGATAGACATAACATATTCTGACGTTGACGGTACGGAACTTTCCGACCACTTCCCCGCCGTAAACCCGGTATCCATATTTGACAGGAACAATACCATATTGGACCAAACACAGTTGGATTCCTACACTAACCAATCTATCCGTGTGGAAGTGTCAAATCTGGATCAGGACTACGATTATTATAAGGTAACCGTATTTTTCAGGTCGGGCAACAACCCGAACTTCCAATACAGGACTTACGCCGTCTACCCCATAAGCCAGACCAGTTTCACCATTTCGGAAATGTCCAAGGTGGAAGAGAGTAATTCCGATATGGTTGAGTCAAGCAACAGGGTAAACGAGTTTGACATACTGAACCAAAGGCCGTTCTACATGAATTCCGGCATCATGTCCACCATAAACGGACACATGTTTCTGGGGGACATAACGGCAAGGAGGGAAATAAACCTTCAACCCGTGGTAAACCTTATGGGTTTTGCGGCCAGATGGGGAACGGTACTTGCCAAGGAAAGGTTATACAGGGATGGTTCAAGCGTATCAAACTATAAAGGTTACATGCGTGACGAGGTGGTCCCTTATGGCATAGTTTTCCAGTTTGACGGAGGTTGGAGAAGCGCATTGTTTCCCATAATACCAAGACCCCCCTTGGATTCGGAAATAGCCACGATGCCGGACGATACAAACAAGCTTTCCATAGACGAATACATAGATGAATGTTCCGATAACCCAAGGACACAGGTCTGGCAATATCTTAACACGGGTACGGTCATAGGCGAGTGCCCCGGTTCCCCATCCGGCGATGGTGTACCGATAGAGGTTGAAAGTTCCAACACCTGTATAACCGAAACGGAGATAACGGTAGGACCCGGTGTTATACCTTTCGATTTTGAGCAGACCATTGGGGAATGGGTGTTGGATCCTGCCAATTACGCCACCATACAGGATCCCGCAAACACGGATTTGGTTGATATAGCGGACGCGATAGACAATACCGACTATGCACAGTATGGGGATTGTACCGTTGACGTAGGTGATACATGTACCGACCCCGTTCTGGTTTCCGAAGAAATAGTTATACTTTCGGTGTTGGGTGAAGCCGTGGGGCAGGTGAGCATACCACAGAATCAGTATGATCCCGTCCAACCTGCGGACAGTTGTGAATTTTTGGTGGAACCCGATACGCATGACGTACCGGTGGAAACGGTTTTGGGACCGGGAAGTACGGTTTGGCTCAAGACGCCCATAACAAACACCACATGTTCATTGGCTGAATCGACCTTTGACTTCCTGCCTGGACAAGGTGGACCGGGTTGGCATCTTGTCGATATGTCCACCACTGGACCTATTTCCGACCTTTATGATACTTCCATACCCGTGAGCCAAACGGGACCGGGATATTTTCCTTTTCTTCACGATAACGCCGCTTGGTTCAAGGGGTCGTTCATAGCTTCGGAAAGGATTATATTTGAACTTAGTCCCATAGAATGTGTCAGGACAGACGACAATACAAACAATTCCGTCAGGGTAAGCGTTTTCTATGGATGTCCCAATTTGGTTGAAGTGCCTGTTTACAGCAGGATAATCACTGACATGACCACGCCGAATGACCCCCAGAAATTTTTTGACTTTTCCATAGCGGATTTTCCGGGACAGTCTCCCATGGTTTACATAGCCATAGATTCGCCCATGTATTCAAATTATGTGGTGCAGGTAACTTTCAGCGGGACTTCGGGAACGGGTAACGTCGTGATAGAAGGTGTTAACTACCCCGCCGTATTCAATACGGACGCCACCACAACGGCTTCCGATTTCTTTACCGTAAACTCGGCGGCTTTATCTTTGGCAGGAATGACTCCCGCATTTGGTGGAGGTGTCCTTACGATTGCCATGAATTTTGAGCAATATGATTCCTTGGAATGGAACAATCTCACGGGGGACCTAAACGCTACGTTCACTTTGGTAAGTCAGGGACACACCCTTCAACCCCCGTGCGGGTGTTTTGCCGTATATAAACGGGAAGTGGTGCTCAGGACGATAAAAGTTTACGACAGCATAACATTCGCCAAAAGACAGTTATATGAATACACCTGTACCTACATAAAGATAAAAGTGACGGATTGTGATCCCGCACCGGATCAATACGGGCTTTTCTCCTATTGGCAATCCGAACTTAAATATCCGTGTAACCCTGAACTTTTTGATTCCACTACTTTAACTATAGGGATAGACGATATACCTTTGGAGTACAGGGATGAGTTTGAAGATTACTACGTGACCGGTACTGCCGGAGGTAACTATGTGCTTGGTACATCTGCCAACTTCATGGACCAGCCCATAAGGCACTTCAAGTATCCGGACAGTTCGGTGATACCGTTCATGGAAGCTTCCGACACAAATTTCAATGACCTTAAGGATACCGATGCATTTATTCGTCCGATAGGTTTTATGTTGGATAATGACATAATAAACACTTTCCTTGATGTAGCCGTTAAATCCGGACTACTTACACAGGAGGAAAGGGATAGCATAACGGGTTACGAAATATTCAGGGGCGACAGGGCCAACGAGAGAAGCATAGTGGCAAAGGGTCTGATAAACGATATGCGTTTTTATGACGATAAATCAAGGGAAGGTTTTGAGGATACGACGACTTATTATCCTAACTATCCCCTCAACGACCAATCGGCAATTGATAACCTGAATGGTGCGGGAGGTAAGGTGGACATGAGTTTCTTCAGTTTCCATTCTCCCGACACGAGTTTTAATTTCCCTTCCCTTCCTTATGAGATGGGAGTGGAAGGCTACCAATTCGGGGTATCGCTGAATAAATTTTCCTACGTGGAAGATCACGTTGAGTGGATACTATTGGGCAAAAAGGCCAGAAATTTGGCCATGGGACTTGCTGCGGCAGAATTTGCCTTTGAACTACTCATGAACATATCCGACGTGTTGGTATTGGCCGGTACGGGCGGCATATCCGTAATCGTGGCGGCGGTTTTGGCGGCGGTGGCGGTTATAGGCATAGCATTCACGGCCCCTTACAGGATAGGTAAATATAAATATGAGTGGTTGACCATATTTGAAAATTTTGGTACACCCATGAACTTTGCCTACTATGGCATAGCCGAAGGGATATACAAGAGTTTCCAACCAAACGACGTAGCTAATTCCAAGCTAAGGGGATTGTCTTTGAGCCATTACATAAAATCTGGCAGATTGACCGTTTTGGATGAAAAGATAGGTGAAACATTATATGTAAACAATTACAAACGTGAAAATTCCGTGCTTGTCAGGATGGGGGAGGCATTTAAACTTACACCAGTCACAGGTTACGCAGGCTACGACAATAGTGCATTCAACATCCCCACAAAACAGACGGGTATATTGGGAGACTACACGAATAAGGCTGCAAGTCCTTATGTTTCATTAAAGCGTTACAGACCCAACCAATATGGATCAATAAATTCCGTGGACTGGTTACCTACGGGATACTGTGGCAGGTTGGATGAGGACAATACGTGTTCCATAGTATTTGGTGGTGATACCTTCATTTCAAGGTTTTCTCCCAAGATAAAGATGCCGTTCTTTACGGACATAGCCATAAACTTGCCACCTGGGACGCCTTACAAATACTCTTCCAAGTTCAACCTTAACAATGGTAACAGGGACAGTAGGGGCTATCTTGACTACAAGACTTCCGACGATAACATGTTGGCGGGTTATTTCCAGATACCGGAAAACAAAAGTGAATATACCCTGTGGAACGGAAATTCTTGGGTAGATGGCGACATAAACCAATTCTACGTCAAGGACGAGTATAAATTCTTGGTGGGGTACTACGGATTCCCTTATTTTTTGGTAGAATCCGAATATAATTGTAACAACCGCTACGCAAAAAGGGAACTGTTCGAAAATTTTTACCCTAATGTAGGTGACGTCATAGAATATACACAGGAGACAAACGTCCCCATGAGCAAGGAACACCTTTTCCTTTATAACGGTGTATATTCGGCACGTCCACACAAAAGGGCTTACAGGTTGTTGCCGATAAATTTTTCAAGGATTGTTGCCGATAAACAGAACGATTACAGCAACGCCTTGGCATACTCGGATCAGGACGACAGTTCCTCGGCCCGAACGAGAAGCCCCTGGTTAAATTTCAGGCCGGGTAACGTACACGTATTCAATAAAGAGTACGGCAGTCTCGTAGACGCAAGGGGAATAGAGAACGAACTAATATGGGTAAGGTTTACCAACGGATATGAGATATATAACTCCGTGGATCCCTTAAGGGAAAGGCTGACCGAAAACAACAGGCGTGTAGGGTTGGGGGGCATATTCAACAACAGGGCATTAAGTTTCAACAAGACCACATTAGGCTACAACGGCACCCAGCATAAAGCTTCCATAAGCACGGAATTCGGACATTACAGCGTTGACGCCATGAGGGGAAAGGTATTTGAGATGCAGCCAGGCGGAAAAGGTGTGAACGAAATATCCCTTTCCATGGACAAATGGTTCAAGGAGCAACTGCCATTCAAACTTTTAAAGTATTTTCCTGACGTAAAAATTGATGATGCTTACAATGGTTTGGGAATTTCTATGGGATGGGACGACCGTACCAAAAGACTTTTCCTGACTAAGTTGGACTACATACCAAAATCGGGGTTAGGCATACAATGGAGCGAGGAAGATGGATTCTATATAACGGAAGGCGAAGAATTGATTCCTATATCCTTGACCGACACAGATTACTTTGACAAGGCACACTGGACGGTGGCTTATAGTCCGTTGACGAAGAGTTGGATATCCTATTATGCTTTCCATCCTTTCTACTATATAAGCCTTGATGACCACTTCAAGACGGGGCTTAATATTTTAGGGGATACCAAGCATGGGCTTTGGAGTCATTATCCTTTGGTCAGTTCCTACCAAGTGTTTTACGGGGAAAGACATCCTTTCATCGTGGAATTTTCTACTGGAAGCATTTTTGAAAGGGGTAAGATGAACTCCTTGGCTTTCTGGTTGGACTCAAGAAAGTATACCAATTTATATGATTTTTCTGATAAAGTTGGAACAGGTTTCGATAAATTGTATATTTACAACAATTTCCAGAACTCGGGAAAACTTAACCTAATTTTCAACAAGTATAATGACAGAAGGTTAAGTCTCAAATATCCTAAGTTCAATAGTGACAGCATAGACATCACCCAAACCGAGTATGAAGGTAAGTGGCAGATAAACCAGTTCTGGAACATCGTAAAGAACGAAAAATCTGGTTTGCCTATCTGGTTGAACGACAATGTTAACGTATTGAAAACATTGAACCCACCCACGTTGGACTATAGGGCCACAAGGAAAGACATGTTGTTGGGGGATTACTTCCTGAACAGGTTGGAAAACACTTTGGAGTCAAGATACAGGATGATGTTCAGGGTAGCGGATTTTGAAAGGAGCAATTACAGCTAATGGCAACGAAACCAAATACAGGCCCCGGACCTAACCCCCGCATAAAGGACATGGACAAGGAGTCCTATGCTTACTACAACACTTTAAGCCAAAACACAAAAGGCTTCATAGACGAGTATTATGAAAAGACGGGCAGGACGTTTAACATCACTTCGGGGGCGAGACCAAAAGGTAAGACCACTTCCCACCACCATATAGGGGATGCATTTGACGTAAAGGCTATCCACACGGTAGATTACGATTACTTACTTAACACTAAGGAAGGATTGGGCCTTTTGAATAAATACGGTCTGGGGGTAATAGACGAAACCGATCCCGTAATGATGGAGAAAACAGGTGCAACGGGACCACATTTCCATATAGGGAAGGACAGCAAGTGGACGTCCAAGGTAAAGGAGAGGTATGACAATTTTGATGTTGCACCAAAAGTTGTGGCTTACAACGAGTGGGTAAACACTGGAAACAACCCAGGTGACTTCACGCCTTTCCTCGAATTGGAAGGTCATAAAGGACACACGGACGAAGCTGCACAGAAAGCCTACGTACCATACAAGGATTATGTGGGGGCTACGATCGACACAAGGGTGGCCGAAAAGGAAATAATCAAGACGGTGAAAGAGGAGCAGGACGATGACAGAAAAGCATTGGCCGACGCAACAAAAGCAGAAAACGAATACAAGGCTTCCATACTCTCACAGTACCAGAACCATCTGTCCACCGTAAATAACGACCCACTACAAAAATATCAGGACCAGGGCAACAGGACTGTACAGTTACCCAATCCCGAATTTCAATTGCAGGACTATAACCTAAACATTTTTAACGCAGGATAAACGACATGAACGAAAGACAGATTTACATAGATATGCTCATAGCACAGGGCAGAACCCCACAACAGGCCCAGGAACTTGCGGACTTTAAGTTTGGGTCGGCGGGAACTTCCATGAATTCGGGCCAGCCTGCACAAAACCCTATGGACGCACTGTTTCCCCTGAACGAATCTTACAGGTTTGGAAATCCCGATCAATCGCAGGCCACCAACGCAAACCCTTTCCCAAATGCACAACAATTGCCGTCAGGCTACACACAGAGTGCATATACGAGATTAGGGACCACTTACGCGGGAGGAAGCGATGCAAACAGTATGGACCAAATGACGGGACTGCCCATCCCCGCCGAAACGGAGGTAGCACCTACGGACCCGTTGAGCCAGATATCACAGTATGCGGAGCTTTTCAACCCCTATGGCACGGACGTGGAAACCGAGCTTTACAGTTTGGGACAACAGGTAGGTGCAAACCCTACCACTACGGAAGGAAAAGTGGCACAAGGACTGGGTATAGCAGGTGCGGCAGGTGCGGCATTGTTTGGAAGTGCAAGGGGATTTTTGTCGGGACTGTCAAATTCCAACGCCACACAAAGATATTGGGAGTGGATGCAAAAACAGAAGCAACAACAAAATTACACCCCCGCATCACAAACGTTGAACACATCCTCTGATAATAGGGGCGGTGTAACAACATTCAAAAACGGCGGAAGGTTTATTAAACTTAATTTTTAAGACCCATGGTAAGTAAATACCAAGAAGGGGGGGTATCGCAACCCGATCCAAGGAAACCCATAGATTGGGCAAGGTACAGGGATCCAAACTTTTTTCAAAATCCCGCCTTGTACAGTATACCCCCACAGGATTTGGTGAACATAGTAAGGACTAACGATTCCTTACGGGTGGACCAAGACTATTTTATACAGAATTACAACAGATATAAAGACCAGTATAACAAACAGAATCCCACATTGTTCAGGACAAATTCTATGTCACGGGACAAGCAATCATACCTGACGGGATATACCGGAATGGATTTTACGAAACTTGCCACAGATAACGTGGTTACCAGAGAGAACGGTGGAAGGATATTTCAGATGGGTGGGACTTCAAACGGAACGGGGCAGACAACATCAGAGAAAAAACAAGGCTACACCCCAACCATACCCGAAGTGGTATCGGGCGCATTCCTTACGGGGGTGGATCCAAAACAGGGAATGGAGCCCAATGCGGAGCTGGAACATGGTGAACAGGTAAGGTTTCCTGACGGCAGTATTGCCAAAGTTTTGGGGGAAAGCCATAAAAACGGCGGGGTGAACCTTATCCTGCCCGATATGACCGAAGTCCTGTCCAACACCAAGGACTTGACTTTGACCCGTGCCGACATAAAAATGTTGGAGAAAGAATATGGACTTAAAAACCTTACCACCAAGGATACCTATTCCAAGGCGGTAGATAAGTACGCCCGTAAGACAGGGTATAATAAAAACTTACAGGAGGAACTTGATATATTGGAAAAGATTGCCGACGTAACAAAAAAATCTATGTCCGAAGGCTCCTCCCAAGTAAACAATGCCTACATGGCAGAAAAATACCGTAAGAATCAGGAGGCAAGAAAACCTTTGCAGGATATGTTGTCCAATTTTTACACCAAGGTGTTTGACAGACAGCAGGCACAAAAGCAGTCCAACGGTATGGAGACCGAAGAGCAGTTAGCCCAACAGGGAGAAGCCCCATACAACGCGGACATAGCTTCTGACCTTACGCAAGAGGAGGTTTTTGAACTTGGGGGTACTTATGGTTTCGTAAAAGGACAGGCTTCAAAATATGGCAAGACCGAACGTGAGGTCTATAATTTTCTGAAGGACGGGGGACACATAAAAAAACGTGTTTATGAAACAGGAGGCCCCACCGGAGGAATCTACACCATATCTAAAAATAAAAATGTAAATTCAGAAAGGGACAGGCCAAAACTACAACCGGAAGTTGCACAAGGCTACGGAAGCGTTTCAAGTGCCGAGGATGCACTGACCGAGCTGTACAAAAACTTTCCCCTCATATTCAACAAGGAAGAATACAAGAAATATTTTACCATAGAGGATGGAGCCGTAAAACTTAAGCCTAACGTAAACCCCAAGGAGAAAACTTTATACAGCCAATTACAGAAGGACATGGACGGGCAGATGCGTTCCACGGCCCAATATATAATTGACGACAAGACCAACAGGTTTGGGGAGGAAGATAAAAAAACAGCCCAACAGTATCTTGAAAACGAAACCTTTGCCACGGGAAAGGATGCAAGGGAATTTGACTCCAAGTTGGGAAACTTTACTTCGGGCAGGTTCTCATTAAGGACAAACCTTGTCACACCTAAAGAACAAGAGTTACTAAATGACCAAGGCATATTCACCTATAAACAGCTACAAAATTCTGACGTAGAATTATCGGAAGCTACCAAGGAACGCATTAAAAACTTTTCCGAAGGTATTCCCAACAACGCCGACTTTGGTATTGATACCTATACACCTGTTGGTACTCCAGCATCAGAACAAAAAGCTGCCGAAGAAGCACAAGGCACACCCGTAAACGAAAACGGACTAACACCAACAGACCCAAGGACAAGAGGAAACCGCATGTTCCAGATGCCCGACCAAAGGTATTTACCACCGTTGGCATTACAGGCTGAGAGTCTTTACACTTCCGAACTGGGCAGGATTGATCCCATAAAAATCGGAATAGAGGACACCCTAAAACAGAATTCCGACAACCTACAATTTATAGCGGGGCAGGTGCAGAACCTACCACCTTCACAGGCCGCTTCGGTGATGGCCGCCGCCATAGCACAGAACCAGAAATCTGAAGGACAGGCCATAACGGCTGCAAACACCTATAACGCACAGGCTGAGGCACAGGCTGAAATGTTTAACATAGGGCAGTCCGACAGGGAAACCACGGGTAACCAGGCCGCAAGGTTGAACTATGAGCAACGTGCATTGTTGGGACTTTCAAAAACCGACCAAGACATACGTAACTGGTACAACGCCAACAGGGAAGTGCTGATTAACAATTTTCAAGAGCAGCAGTACATGAATACCATGAACAATCTCTTCCCTAAATTCGCGATTGACCCGACAGCCACGGGAACCTATTTTGATCCGCTCACAAATACCTACGTGTACAGGTCCAACTCAGAATATCAGTCGGCGGTGTCCTTGACGAACCAACCAAAGACGGCAACAAAGGCAACGACTTAAAGTTAAGTTAAATATTTGGTTAATCAGTTTTATCAAATTAATTTTGTGAAAGCGGCAATTCAGTAATGGGTTGTCGCTTTGTTGTGTAAAATCCTATTATTTTTGTTGTTAAGTCTTTATAACCTAAATTTGCATTATATAAAGCAAAAAATAGGTATAGCTTATGGCAAGTAGCGTCAGTATCGCGAACAATTATAATGGTTCAACGTTTAAATTCACCAACAAAGATTTGTTACTCAAGTCTTTGATGATGAAACAGGGACAATATGACACTAACGTGGCAAGATTGCAGAACGCCGTAGACCAGATTGCCGTATTTGACGTGGCAAAGCAGCAGGATCAGGATTATATCAACCAACGCCTTGACCAGACTTTGTCCATTGTAAATAAATACACGAACCAGTATGATATGTCCGACCCCAACCTTTCCACACAGCTTATAGGCAAAATGGAAGAAGTAGTGGATGACAAGGTACTGAACGCGGTAAGTTCGACGGCCATAAGAAGAAGGGAAGAATCCACTTGGAAGGCCGCAAGGGAAAAGAATGACGGAACCTATAGTGACCTAAACTTTATGTACCAAAAACAGAATTGGGATTCTTACCTTAATAACGACAAGGTCGGTGATGTTTACTCAGGTAACGGAGGTTTCGTGAAATATGTGGACGTAAACAAGATCTACACAAGCAAAGAGTTTACCCAATATCTGAAAGATAACAACATAAACGCGGAATATATCCAATCGGGAGAGGGAACCGGCTACTTTAACCGTATCAACACAATGAACGGAACCATGGATGAACAAAGGTTGCAGCAGGCCATACAGGCGTTTGGGGGTCAGGAAGCATCCAGACAGATTGGCATAAATGCTTGGGGCCAATATGGAAACGGTGATAACCCAGAGGCAGTCGAAAGGTTTAGGGTGGATTATGAAACTTACAGGACCGACAAACTTAACGGAGGCAAGGAAAGACTTTCGGCCATAGATAAATTGATGTCCGACCCCAATACACCCCAAGGCAGTAAAGTCCGTCTACAGGCAGAAAAAGAATCAATCCAGAAGGGTGTGTCGACCTTATCCGACAACAGTTTTGAAAATGTCGTCATGAGGGGAACGGAGCCCGACAAGGCTGCCTACAAAAACCTTTACACACAATACTATGCAAACAAAACCAATGAGGACCTGTTTGCCCTAAGTTATACTACCCCTTACGTAACGGATACCCAGATAGACGATGTCCAATACAAGACAAAGCTTTTTGAACTTAATGAAAAGGAATTTGCCCTATCCCAACAAAAATTCCAGTTGGATGTATTGAGGGAGCAAAGGCTTTCGGGCCTAAATCCAGATGGCACGACCACGACCTCTACGGCAAATGTCATCCAAGACGTGGCAAGGACGGGAGGCGCGGGTGAAGACGGAAACCTAAGCGACAAACAGGTTTTCGAGGCTGCCGCAAAGGAGTGGACTGATGCACAGGCTTCCGTGAGAAATTATGTGCCGGAAGGGCTTACGGACTCGGAAATGAACCAGTTGATGACCACTTTGACCACTTCGGAAGATCCTTTCGGAGGTAATTCCACGATAAGGGTAGGTAATAAGGAAATTCCCGTAAACCCTTCGACCATATCCTCCCTGTTAAGGCTAAAGAATACCGCGATGGGCGAGGGAGGTTTGACCAAGGTCACAAGTGATTTCTTGGCCGGGGAGGCGTTGGATAAATCTTTGGACGTAACAATAGGATCAATGTATAACGTACCTGAAGTAGAGTACAACGCTTCAAAGACAAGCAATTTCTATTATAAGCCCATAGGAAACGGTCAATATGAATTTACTACGGGAGCCATGCCTGGTATGGAGAAAGAAGGAGCAAAAAGTAATTATGAATACCTTCTCAAAAAAGCAAAAATTTTAGGTAAAGATAGATTGTTGCCTGAAGAGGCAGGAACATTATTAGCTTATCAGTCACAACAACTATTGGTAAATGATGAATCCTTACAAGATTTTGACAAAAAAGCATTATACCAAGGTTTTTTGCAACGAACAAAAAATCTGTTGGGAACAAAAGCTGCCAACACAACTCCCACATATACAAGTGCCATAAGTACAGGATATTCCTCCCCGATTAGAGAGTATGATAACCTTAATTCTACAAGATTTATTAATTATTCCACAGGAAGTATAGGTAACGTAATAGGAAAAGAAAGTTTTTTTGAATCGACTTCAGGTGCTATTTTTGGGGACAACGTAAACTCCACCTTGGTACACAAAGAAAATAAGAAGCTGTTGGATGAAACAAGAAAAAATATAGTCGACAATATAGCCGTACAAAGCAAGAGGGGTATAAAAATAGTTTCGGGCGGGGCTGAAGCGGAGCAGTTAAAAAAAATATTACCCAACGTGGCATCCACTTACAAAGGCGACTTCTCCATAGAAAGATCGGACTCGGATCCAAATCTGGTTAACGTCTTCAAGGTTTACGAGGATAACGTGAAGGATGAAAACAAAAACACCGTCACGAAAACTTTTAAGGAGCCGTTATTGGGGGAAGATGGAAAGACGCAGGTAAGCATACCCGTATCAACACTTCCAAAAACCATAAACCTGGCCCCCACCGAAAAGACGCCTTGGGACGTGACATCACCAAATCCACAGATATTATCCTTGGGAAAATCGGCTTACCTTAAAGGATCTGCCGGCGACATAACAAACGTAAAGGTTTCGGATGCCGCCTCAAGCCTTTATGATAACATGAGCCGAAGTATCCTGACAGGAAAAACAAACCTTAATGAAGCTCAACGAAACGCCCTAAAGGCTGACGTGGACAAAAAGATAGCGGATTATAAGGCGGGTCAGGTAGAGTTCAATCTGGCCCCAATCAATAACCAGTCCACTTATGGGGTAGTGGTAAAATTGTCGGACGGTCTGACGGTACCGGTACAGGACACAAAACTAAAAAGATTGCAATACGAAGACGTTGCGATGTATTACAATAATTTACAGGGAAACAAGGAACAACTGTTTGCCAATTATCTCAGGAATTATATAGACGCATGGTAGAAAACGTAGGACAGATAAAGAACGAAATACTAGCCAAAAAGGAATCGACGGCTGCACAAGCCAATTTTGACTCTCAGATAGCAGGGTTGGGTAACCTTCCCACGTTTGAACCACGCATGCAGGACATCAACTACGATGTCAGGATGGGTGACGTTTATGACGTAAACAACGAAGGACTTGCCACCCCTAAATTCAAGGATTATTATGGGGCCACCGGAAATGAGGACAGGCTTGCACAGGAACAATCCTCTTGGGACAAGATAGCAAACGGTCTCACAAAATCCGTGGCAAAAACGGGAATATATGCGGCTGACAGCATAAATATGTTCACCTATGGACTCTACTCTGCCGTAAAGGATGGAAAGATGAGCTCGCTATGGGATAATTCCGTTTCAAACGTCTTGGACGATTACGCGAAAGATTTGGACAGGGAATTGCCCAATTATTATAATGCCGAGGAGCAGTCAAACAATTTTCTTGAAAATCTTGGTACGGTAAACTTTTGGGCAAACGATTTCACTGGCGGTATGGCATTTGTGGCGGGAGCCCTTTTACCCGAAGCTGCCCTAGGATATTTTACGGGCGGATACAGTGTCGGTGCAAGCATAGGTAAATGGAGCGCGAGGGCAGGGGCTTCGTTGACCAAAGCCCATTCAAGAAAATTAGGAATGGCGGCCCTGCGTGAAGGGGCACGTTACGGTAGGACGGCGGGAGAGCTCATAAACACGGGAAGGTTCGTTGCACAGACCACGTTCTTTGAGGCGGGGATGGAAGCCAGACATAATTTCCACGATAACGTAGAAAATTTTGGTAACGAGTTCTACGCGGAAAACGGCAGGATACCCACCACGGAAGAATTGGGTAAATACATGGAAGGCGCAAAAGCATCCTCCGATGCCGTGTTCCTTTCAAATGCAGCCCTTTTGTCCGTAACCAACGCGGCCATGTTTGGAAAGGCTTTTGGATTGTCGGGTTTCAAGAATCCCCTATCAAAGGAATTTAACAAGGCACTGGGACTTGGCGTAACTACGGGAGAAAAAGGCACCTTGGCAGCACTGAATCCGACAAAACTTCAGAAAGTATTGGGAAATGCTTACTACATAGGAAGAAAACCTCTTTCGGAAGGTATAATAGAAGAAGGCGGACAAGGCGTGATTTCAAAGATCAGCACACAATATGCCGATTCAAAATATAAGGATGACAGTTCATTCCAGTTTATGTCAAGCCTTGGTGAGGCAATACAGGAACAATACGCCACCAAGGAAGGGTGGAAGGAGATAGGCATAGGTATGTTGGTGGGTGCCCTGGGAGGAAACGTCGGAGGAAACTTCGGGATAGAGGGTGTCATAGGTAATACCGAAACTTATGGCAAGACCAGAAAAAATATAGCCAACACCATAGAGACCAGCAACAAGTTCAACAACTCGTTCAGAAACATGAACCGTGCCAATTCCGTAATGAATACACAAGAGGACGGAACGGAGGCAACCCTGTATCAAGATACGGTTTCAAGTTACAACTACATAATGGCCAACAGGTCTTTGATGGATTACACGGATCTGGAAGCCAACTATGACACAATGGTCGATAGCCTGGACATATCCGAAGACCAAATGCAGGAAATTGGTTTTAAGGGAGACATGGAGACCTACAAGGCAAAACTAAAAACAGATTTCAGGAAAGATTACGATTCTTACTCCAAGGCAAGGGATTTGGTGGAAGACTTGGGCATCCCTTCAAAGGTAGAACTGACTAAAGGTCAATACCTTGAATTGGGGGATTCTTTGACGGCCACGTTCATGATGGCGGAGCGTTCTTCCCAAGAATCGGGTGCCATAGCGGAAAATATTGAATCGGTAGTGGGTGAAACGGGCCTTTATAGTGCCATGAAATTCATAGCCGACATGAATACCACACAGGAGGCATCCGTGGCCCGATTGGAAACAGAAAAGGAAAATCAGGCAAGGTTACAGGAAGAAATAGTAAACATCCAATCCCAGATAGAAACGGCCAAAGCCGGCACCACCGAAGATTCAACCCAAAGGGCCAAGGAACTTTCCAAAAAATATGTGGTGGCCACGCAGCAGATGGCCAAACTTGAAAAAAACAGGCAAGTAATAGAGACTTCCCTAAACGAGCAGGTAAAAAGCCTTAACACGGGTCTGTCATTGGAAGGCAACCCCACTTTTGAAAACATTGACACGGTCCTTGAAAAAGTAAATTCCGTAAGGGCTTACGTGGATGCCCTAGGCAAGGCAGGCAAGACAAAAGAAGCTGCCGAACTGAACAGGAAAATAGACCAGTTTGACATAATGGTGGGAGCACAGCTTGAAGGAGAGAACACCATAAGAAGAATGATGTCCTCGAACTACTTCAGTTCCAACGAAGGTAAAGGATTGTTATCTTCGATACTAGGCTCCGAATACACACCTTCCGAAGAGTTCCTAAAAGAACTGCGTGAAAACGAGACACAGGTGTTGGAAATATTCAACAGATTGGGAATGCCGGTAGGCAGTGTGGATGAATTGGTGAACGATTACATAAAAGCGAACCCCGAAGTTTCTGAGAGGGAGAAATTTAAGGTTGAGAGTGTCTTGAGAACAATCCTTGCCGCTGGAAGGGTTCAGGGTACAGTAGATGTTTTGACTAGGGATTACGTGACAAACCTGACCGCCATAGAAGAAGTAGGTACAATGACCGACACTTCCATAACGGCTCCCAACATCAAAGGTGACACAGTAAACTTATTAATAACCACGGAAGCCCGGGAAGTCACCAATGTTGAAACATTATCCAAGCTTATCAACGAAATAGGTATGCAAATTGACTCGTTGACCAGCAAACCTACGGCGGAAGCATTGGATGAAATCAATGGACTAAGACAAAGGTTAAATACATTAAACGAAGAGTTAAACACTTTAAAATCAAGTACAGATGAGCCCCTTTCGCAGCAAAGCACAGCAGAAATATCTGTGGGCGAACAACCCCAAAATAGCCAAGGAATTTCAGAAGGAAACCCCCAAGAACAAGAAATTACCCAACAAGGTGAAGCAACCGAAGAAGAAATAACTTCACAAATTCAACCACCTACGACAGAACTTTCAGTAGAAGAAAAAGAGACTTTGGTTGACAGTATTTTTGATGAAACAGATTTCATAACTGACAACATACAGCTTCTTGAGGAAGCCTTACAGGAAGAACTACAAAGGGAGACAGTAGATGAACCTTACGTATCGCAATTAGAATTTGAAATACAGAATTTAAGAAATGAACAAGCAGACGGAAGAAATAATGTCACAGTGGATGACGGAACGGCAGTTGGACCAAATGAAAGGGCTGCCCAAGGAGAAACAGTGGCAAATATTGAACAAGCTCCGGATTTTGTCGAACAGCCCACATTTGACAAGGCTGCTAGGACGCAGGAGATTGAAGGAGAAATTGCCGAAATAGAAAAAGAGATAACGGAACTTGAAAAACCGTTTCAATTCACGGATAGCCCGACCTACAGAAAGTATCAGACACTCCTTACAAAAGAAGCTTCCGACACACCACTGACCGACGAAGAGCAGATATTGAAGGAGCAGTACAGACGCGACATAGACAACTGGATGTGGATAATGGGTATAGAAACGGGAGGTTTCAGTTTTTCCGACCTGATAACCCAGTTGGTCACCCTGAAGACGACCCCCATAGAAAACGTGGTGGCCACGGAAGAATTTTCGGAGGCCCAGTTGGACAGGGATTTGGCCGCAGTGGACAAAAACAACCAACAAAACCTTACCACGGGCTTGAACTTCAATGCCGTGACTAGTATAAGGAAAGAAGTTGACGGAGTTGTCTATACACAGGTGTCAAACATTTCCCCCGAAGAACTATCCCTTTCATCAGGAATAAACGTCATGTCCTTGGAAGGTGTCTACATGGTTCCCGTGACTAGGGCCATAATGTTACCCCAAGCCGCAGTGGAGTCCATAAATTCCGCAGGCAGGGTAAATATCTCAAATGCCGCCACCGAAGCAGGCAGCAGATACAACATCGTGACGACCGTCATAACAAATTTGGACGGTTCACAGTTCTTCATACCAATGGAGTCGGATTACGAAAAAGAGTATCAGGAAGCCATGGTGGACGACGGGGCCGTATACGAAACAAGAAACGGACAATCGGTGAGGATAGCCATAGACCCCAACGATCCATGGAACCAAGCTTTACTGCAACGGGTAGCACAGGAAACGGGTGCAAGGAGAAAACCTACCGAAAAGGAGATAGAGGAAGAAACTGCCGTAATGTTGGCCGAGACCATGAGAACCGACGGTACCATAACAAGGCTCCAACAGACCGTGATGTCAGGTAAGACCAGGGAAATAAGGGACAGGGCCTCGGAAAAACTCTTTGACAGGGTAAACGTGATGAAGGAACGCATCAGGGAAAAACTTTCCAGAAGCCCCAAAACGGGCAGAAAAATATCCCAGACATTAAAGGACAGCCTAAACAAGGGCCTAAAGATAATGGTTACCGACCCACAGGGAAGAAACATTTCCGTAATGAAAGGTTTAAGGGAAGTGGGAATGAGTGAAGCCAAGGCACTGAAACAATTGGAGGCTTTCAGGGCCGTATACGCAAACGACATAGATTTATTGGTCGATCTGGTGGAAACGGGAATACCCTTTGAGGCCGAATCCGTATTGAAAGTGGAGAAAGTCTACATGGGCCATCCAAACTTCAACCTACAGGGAGACGGTAGCACGATGCTGAGGGTCTCGAAACCCATAACGGCAGAAATGGTTGACAACATATCGGACACGGGATACATACAGAACGGTAAAGTCTTTGCCAGGGGCGACGCTTCAAAGATTGACCAGACGTTCATACAAAGCCAGATTAACAACAAGACGTCCAAAAAAATACCCATAGTGGTATTGAACGTGGGCGGGCGTAGGATAGCTTGGCCTGTCAGGGTGGCACAGGAGACCGTTCCGGTGGATATAGCCCAGATGACGGACATTTTCAACAGTGAACTTACTCCCACGGAAAAAGCCAATAAACTTAACCCCATAATGGCACAGGCCGGCATAGATATAAAGATACCTGGCAACGCTTTCATGGTGGTGCAAAACAATAACCTGAGCCCTGAATTTTTTCAACAGAAAGTTGCACAGATACAAAACAATGTTTATCTTCGCAGCGTGGACGATTTCATAGACAAAAAGAAGACGTTACAGGAAATCCTTCTTAACAACGCTTCCATAAACATCAACTTGTCAAGACCGTTTATCTCTCCAAAGATAAAATTTGATATGTCGGGTGTTCAGGTGACCATGGAAAACGATGGCAAAAAAGAAAAATCAAAAAGCGATAGCCTGCATAAGGTTTCAAACTTAAAAAGAGATGTATGCGAATAAGCGCAGGATGTAAAGTAGTCTACAGTGGAGGGGTTGCAGGTGTCTTTGACGAGAACGGCAATCCTTCCGTCTTGTATGGAGATTTATTGACCTACTACGGTAACCAGGAAGACGCATTGGAAGCCTGGAGCCTTACCTACACTGACGAATACTCTGAGGTGGTGGGCAAAACGGATAGTGAATCCTCCATGGAAGACGTGCTTCGCTTCGCCACGGAATACCCGACCGTTGAAAGTCCCGTCTTAAGCGAAACGGATTTGAACCAAGTCACCACCCTTATGTCCACAATGGGGATGTCATCCCTTGATGATTTCACCAAAGAGATGAACAGGCTTTTCAAACCCAACGGCATTTTTGAAGTGGATGCCAACCGTCTGTTTAAAAGTGGTGTGTATTCAATGGACGAAATTGACAGCTTACCCGTGGCAGAAATAAAAGGCTTCCTAGACAAGCTGAACAATTCAAATGTACTGACCGAACAGTACTCCGTACCAAACAAACCTACGGTAAGGATAAAGAACCCCATGGGGGAAAAGACCATAATGGGGACTTATAAAACGGTTTCCGAAGATGATCTGGTGGAATATTTGGTACGAAACTCGGAGGGACCCACAGACACGGATTATGACCTGACTTTCAACAATTCCGATTATTCAGGTATAACGGACGTAGGGATAAGAGCCAGAATTTACGAGAAGGCAAGGACGCTCAGAGCCATACCGAAAGTATTCTTTGACGGTACTTCCTTCACCACGCAAAACGTTTCCACCGCCAACACCTTGAAAAACGTCTTGATGGCAGGCGTGGACCCCATCGAACTATACTCCGACGTGGAAGTTTTGGAAGACATATCCCCGACCGTGTGGGAAGCAAACCTTGATCGTGTAGGCCGAGTTTTGGAGGGGGTGGAAAAAACCCTTATGAAGTATAACGTGGATGCAATAGGTATATCAGAAATCACCGACAGGGATACCGTAATAAACATCCTCCATGCCGCAGAGGACATGATAGCCGTACCGACTTTGGAAAGCATCCAAACATTCGCGACCTTGAAAGATAGCTTCGTGGAACCTGCCAGCCCAAGCGTGGTAATGGAGATCGACCCCATATACGCGAACCGCGATATACGATATTTTGAATCCGGTATCTCACCTGACGAGGTATTCAGCCTATCGGAAATGGTAAAGGTGGGGGATAATCTGTACCATGCCGTAGACATCAACGTAGACGAAACCTACAATTACCTTTCACAGCAGTACAGGGAAGGTATTTTGGGAATCCCTGTGGGGTATATTGCGGAAGGTTCTCCAAGCGAAGGACAAATTTTGGAGGGAATAAAAAACTTCATAAACACGAGGGACGTAGGTTTCCGCGTTTCAAGTGCAGAGAACCAGGAGAAAATATCTTTGGCGCAGGTAGCCTTCAGGCATGCAAGGTTACAAGAAAAGATGACTCCCCCACCCGTTGAAAATACAGGTTACCTTACGACAGATTTTGTGGGGGATTTCTACAGATTCATACTAGAGGAAAAGCAGAAGAACAGTGATTTATACGACAAGACCCTAAAATACTTCAGCATAGGCGACGGCGACATAAACCTTAACTCGCTTACCTTACCCGACATCACGGGAATGAGGTTCGAGCAGGAATTAAGAAACTACGCCGCCCTAAAAAAAGAAGGCTACATAAAAAACCTTGCCCTGCCACAAACGGAAGTGAACGAGGGCATAGAGATGGTAAACGACCCTTCCAAAGCCAAGGAAATGCCCGAAGGCACGTTCATGGTCCACGACGCGGAAAACATCATAGCAAAGAACGTGGGAACGACTTACGCAAACGTGAACGGCACCCTGTTCAGGAAAGTGGTGGAAGATTTGGACGGAAACTCTTTATTCCGCAAGGTAAATGTAAATACCGATAACGTATATTTTGACGCAAACCTTGACTTCTCCACCAATACGAGGGAAGCAAGGAGTATCCTGAAAAGCTATGCAGGCATAATTCAGACCCCTATGGAGTATGAAGCTAAAGTTGTGGGAGAGGACATCAAGATGTCTACGACAGAAGTGGCACCTGAAATTAACGGAAGGATCATTACACAAGAAGTAATTGACAGACTTTCTGAAAACGGCTTGGCCCAAAATGTGTTCACCACTCAAGAAGAGTTAAGGGAGTATTTAAGCACCAAAGGATCAAGCAATGTAAACTTTATAATAGATGAAAATAATATACAGATAGGTCCAAAAGTCAAATTAAAGGCGTCACAATATGATATCAAGAGAGACTTTATGGAGGGAACTATGGGAATTCCCGTAGAAGACTTCCTAGATGTGACAGCCTTACAAGAATTGCAACCAGGGATAGATTTTAGCAACACAAAAATAAATTTTGAATATGTCACAATACCACTTACGAACAATATCTCAACCACCCTTGACATTGATGGGGCAAAGGTTAACAGCATTACTTTTCGTTATAACGACATTGGAAGACAAGCTGAGACAGGATATCTCCGAAACTACGTGGCTCTCACAATTATGCACGAAGCTCAACACATCTTCGATACAAATGCTTCACGTAGTAACGGAACAACTCCTGGAAGAGTTCTCAGTCAAATATCCGGAAAGTTTGGAGATATTTCATCAAGAATTGTACCTCAGACTTACCCCACAGGAGAGAAAAGAATTGACGAAGCTTCCGGGGTTGCATACGGAATATATCTTGCAAACGATGGTGAACAACGAGCTAGAAAAAATACACTTCAAGAGTCAAAACTCCCAATAGGACTTTATAGTGTATATGAAACAAACATAGACGAGGATTTGGTATGGGAGACTTTTGACGAGATTAAGCCAGAGAATTTTCAAAGATACTATGACCTAACAATGAAACAGTGGTTAGGTACACGAGATTTGGCAAATTACAACTTTCTAAAGACCCCCAATGGAACGGTCTACGGATTTACTACACCCGAAAATGATGTCTATGTGGATTTAGAAGAAATGTCAAACAAAGATTTGGATAAGACATTTCTACATGAGTACGCCCACCTTTACATAAAAAATCTCTCACCCGAATTAAGGCAAAAAGGTCTTGATTTGGTTAGGGGCAGCATATATGAGGAAGAAGTAAAAAATAATCCCAACTACAAGGAATCGCAATTAGGAGAAGAAGCCTTAGTTAGGGCGATAGCCGACGAGGGAGTTAGGTTGAGGGATAATTTCAGGGGAAGGTTCGCCGCATGGCTAGATCAATTTTTTGATGCCATAAAAAATTCCTTGGGATTGTCTAACTATACTTCGGCCCAAGTAAAAAAAATGACTTTAAGAGATTACTCCCAAGCCGCCGCCATTGAAATGATGACGGGATTGAACTTACAAAAACCACAAGACTTTCAGATCGCCGCCGAAAACAACATAGTTATAGAGCGTAAATATACGGCTACCCAAGAAGACCAAATAAAAGATCAGTACGATGATTGCAGGACATAACGAAGATTGCCACGAAGAATCCAAAGAAGGAAAATCCTGCGGAAGGCCGGTGGATGAAAAGGAAATAGTAAAGGTATGGTCCAACGCCCACATATCAAAAGCCATATTCGATTGGAGCCTTTTCACGGCAAGCCCCACACATTCCACGGTCCTGCATCCGATATTCCGTTTTAAGGGCAAGGATTACATAGGGGTAAGGGAAAACATCCTGAACGGGGAAGTGATAACGGTAGGTAAACTACAATTCAAATACTTTGTCTTGGGCAACAAAAAATTATTCAAGGATGGACGCATAGCAAACAGGATAGAACGTGTAGACGGCTACTCCATGGCAAACCTTGACGTCACAAATTCCAAGGTTGGATCGTTGATACTCATAAACAGGTTAAGCGTGGACAAGATTCTGGATTTGCACAATAATATATAATTTAACAAAACTTTAATGATAATTTCATTATAGATATGGAATAAATTAGTTAAGTTTGCAGAAATTAGAATTGAAATGGAAAGTCAGATAAATTTTTTACAGGTAGTGCAGATGACCGACGAACAAAAATTGGAAATGTACATGAAACTATCCAAAAAAGAGTTGTCCACTATGTTGATTGAATGTAACAGGACTATAAACAATATGCAACCACAATTAGGAGGATATCTGTCCAATCCCTACAATCAATCCATAGGTAACCAAATACCTTGCCTACACGACGGACTACCACAAAACGAACCACATTGTTTGAGTTGTCCTTGTCCAAAATGTAGTCCACAATTTATAAACATGTATGGCACGATTAATTAAAGAAACACCAATACTAACAGGTAAAGACGTTGAACGGTTTATATACAATATGAATAATCCTAAGAAAGTCAGCAAAGAAGAAATAGAGAGGTTAAAGGAGTCTTATCTCAAATTTAAAAATATGTTGAAAAGAAACGATTTAGAAATAACTATTTAATGGAAGATATAAAATTACCAGATTACCCGTACCCTCCAGTAAGTAAAGATATAATGGAATTAGAAGAGGTTATGTTTAATTTTAAGAGTATATCTTTAAGAAATAAGAACGAAGAAGAAATGACTACCATACAAGTACCCAACGGAAGTTATGTAATTACCTTGGACATTATTAACAAGCTCAATAAGTCCACAGTTAAATTGACATTTAACGAATGGCTAGAAGTAATCGAGGGAGAGAATGCAGGAAGGCTTATCAAAATATAACCAAGCCACAAAATACACAAGGGTTGATCCAAGCATGGGCATTAAATTAAGATAATTATGAAATATGAAAGAGATATTAATATTCACCAGCCTGAAAACATCAGGTACCTATTTTAAGGGGATGTGTAAACGAAATTTGTTTTTGTTCGGGAGAGTGCAAAAAAGTAGTTGGATATCGAGAAAAATCAGAACTAGAAAAATTACAGGATTGGAAAAATAAATCGTTTTGATAGTCATACACCCTAAAATAGATAATTTCAAGAGATTCCAAAATAACTATGGAATGGAGGACAAGTTTCCCTCCATAGAAGGATTGTGCGCTTGTGGATGCGGAGAGGTTTTAACAGGGAGACAAAGGAAATGGTCCAATCCAACACATGCCCATGCAGGTTATACAGAATTGTCTATAATAAAAGGGAATACTAAAATAATTAGATACTTTCTATCCTTGCGTGAAAATAAAATATGTAGGATGTGTGGACTACTTTGCAAAGAAAACGAATGGCATGCGGACCATATCATACCAGTACATAAAGGTGGGGGTGGATGTACATTAGATAATTTTCAGACATTGTGTATTCCTTGCCACAAGGATAAAACAAATTTAGACTTAAAGTAAATGAAAAAACAATTTGATGCGTTGTAGTTAAATCTACAACAAAATGAGCACACACAGATTAAACAGGCAAAAAGCTAAAAATTCGACTAAAAACAGGGAGTACAACATCTATTTTCAATACCTTTTAGAAGGAAGGTGGGACGACGATTACTATCTCAGCTTTAACAGTAACTATAGGAAGTACAGAAGCTGGAAACACAACAGAAAAACACAATGGAAACAGAATTAAAAAAGTTAAAAGAATTCATGGAAAATTTGGATATCAAAGGTATGCCAATCCATGATTTTATTAAAATGGCTTGTTCCGATGAAGGAGAAAAATACCTGAAATTAAAAACAGAACAAAAGCTATATGTTTTTGTCAACGGTTTTGGATTAAGGCCATTCAAGGCAACGAGGGAAGAAAAATTACCTCGCTATCCCGCACAATATATTGGTAAATATAAATTACCTAAAGGAGTAAAATTAGGGAGTGGTAGTAGGTGGGTAGATTTAGATTATTATTTTGATGAAAATCAGATTTATGTAACTAAGGAGAGTGCTTACGAACAAACACAATACAAAACTAATGGCTTGTAGCATACAAAGAAACAGCGAAGGATTGATTACGAAAGTGACGGCACCAAACGGTCAGCCGTCTCTCGCATTTTATAAAATACACTCCACTCCCTATCTGGGAGAGGCGGACATGTCAAACCAAATTTACTCAAACCTGTACTCCCCCGAAATCCAACAAATGTTTGATGGTGTAAGTGAAGGAGTAAACGATGGTGCAAATACTTATATGGATTCAGGCGAGCCGCGTATCTACTACAAGTACGGTAACGTGTTGCCGCAGGAAACCTTGGAAGCGGGTCTCATATCCGGTGAAGCCTTGGGTATGGTTGAGATGGGTATCATAAATCCCAAAAACGGCGAGTTCATAAAACTTGCCCATTTCCAGACCAATTCAAGCGAAAGGGCCCAAGGCATCACGGACGGAATTAGAAGTGGTCTGTTATCACCCGAGCGTGTATTGGGACAGGATGGAATCACACGTTTTCAGGGAAAAGGCGCCTACGTGCCAGACAGACGGGGAACGGCAAGATTATTCCAGGAAGATTTTCAGGCCCAGACAGGCATCGCCGCCAAGGTAAACCAAGACGGTACCATAGAAATAGCTTCCAACCCGGATTTTGTAACGGCAGAAAAATCGGATGGTAGCACACAGGTAGTACACATTTCGGAAATAGAAGGACTGATGGACCAAAAGAACATCACCAACAAAGCCCAACTTTTGGCAGTGTCGAGCAACTTCCTTACCGCCACATTAAACAGTCCGAACGCCGTAACCACCGCCTCGGAACAAAATTATGCACGAAGGCTACAAAGCTTCCTACAGTCACTTGGAATTTCCGTAATGTCAATGGAAGACTACAACAAAGGCTCCTCCACAAGACACGGATACGACCCCTCGGTGCAGGGATTGGTAGACCTTGACAACAGGGTACTGGCAATAGCCGAAGGGGTTGACGCAACCGACGTAATAACGGAAGAAGTGTCCCACCTGGCAATCGCCGCCTACGCGGACCAGAATTCCATAGCCGCAGCCTTGTCGGAAGTGATAGACCACCCCGAATACGCACAATGGGCCCAGATTTACAGACAAAAATATAGCGAGCAATATTCTGATCCTTTGGAACTTGAGGACGCCGTAAGAAAAGAGATTTTAGGCAAGATTTTAGCCCGTAGGATAGCACAGAGGGGACTCAACTCCGACTCCATGAGCACTTTGTGGAACAGGTTCGTCGAGTATATCCGATCAATCTTCAAACCTTCCCACAGACGTATGTTCGACAGGCTCGTGGAGGGATTGTCGGCGGACGTCTTGGGCGGTAACTTTGCGGAGTTCGGCGGGGATTTGGGCAGAGGTACGTTTTTTAGTTTGAAGGGGGAGAGGGGAATTGATGACATCTTAGCCCAGACTGCCGAAGAAATAAACGTCTTAGGAAGGGCCTTGAAACAAGGTAAAGCCAGAGGACTTTCAGTAGAGAGTGTACCCGGTATTATGAGTGGCAAGCAACGATTGGACAGAATAAACGAGTTCACTAAAAAATTTGAAACCCAACTAAGAATATTACAACAAAAAGTCGATAAAGGGCAACTATCCGCAATTGACCACGTAAGATATTTAGGTATAAGAGACTTGATTTCTAACAGGGCACCAAGTTTTGAGGAAGCATTAAAGGTAATGCAGGAAGACACAACACTTAAAAGGGCTGCCATAGAATTAGATAAGAGGGTAAAAAACTTATACTCCGTGAGTAATGGCATGTCCCCTAAAATGACAATCGTGTTTGACGAACTATTCAACAGCCTTATAAATAAGGAAGTTCAGGATAGGGGTATGACAGCAGAGGAGGAACAAATGTTCAGGGACGCCTTTAACGCCACCATGCGCGACATAAACGTTGTAGCCAGTATGTTGGGAATGATGTCGGAATCTTCAAACCCTTACCTAAGCCTTTTGGCAAAACAGGGTATAAAATTGAGGACAGAAACAACGTTAAGGTCTTCTAAAGTTGTAAACGAGTTTTTGGACAAGGCTACGGAAAAGAAATGGATTGATTCAAAGATGCAAGCATCCATTCTGGAAAAAGATGAAGAAGGTAAATTTACCGGCTACCTAGAATCTGCGGTAAATATGAATTTATACGATAAGCGCGAGAAAAAGAGGGCTACCGAAATAATTGCCCGCATACAAGAAAAAGAGGTAAGCGAGGTAGAAAAACTTTTGGAGAAGAGTTCTGCAAAGGAATTATTAAAAACAGCCGACGAATCAGCCATGTTTGACGACATGATGGATAAAGAGTTTTACAGGAACGAGCGGGGGAATTATAACACGGAAGAGGACAGAAACAAAAAAGAAGACAAGTATACTGAAGCAGGAGTTTCTCCCCAAACAATAGCCCACATTGCAAACGAGCGACGTGCCATAAACGAGATAAACGCTGCATATAGGGAGGATAATATGCCAGTAGACTTGTCCGTGATGTCAGAAGAGGACAGAATAATCTTGGAGGACGAAAACACCCGCCTACAAAACAAACGGGCCCCAATAGACCAAAACGGTATGATTCGTGACGGGTTAAAAGTGGCAAAATACGCAAACCTTTCACAAAAACAAAAAGAGGCCATGCCACTATATGGAACGGAAGACTTCAATAAAATTTTGGAGGGGTATAACGGTAATTTTATAGTGGTTGACGATATAAGTTCAAAAGAAGATTTGGACGACGAAACAAGATATGTTTTGGATCAGTTTAACCTTAACCTTCTTAGTAGAAGAGAGTACCTTAACGCGGGGACAAAATCAGCTTCAGACATATTCTTTGAAACCTTAAATTCAAAAACCACTCCCCAAGAAAAATTCAGGTTTAGTATAGATAACGGTAGGATAGGATTTTCGGATACCTTTTATTCAACGGCCATATTAGGGACGACATATTACGAAACAGCCCAGAAACAGGTTGACGGTATGCCCGAGGGTCCAAAGAAAAAGTCTATGCAGGATAGTCTGGCCCGGTTGAACCAGTTACAGATAACCCAATCGGAAATATTAAAATCTTACAGAAGCAACAAAGACGCTACCCAAATAAATGCCCAAGACATGACCGAAACCATAAAGGCTGCCTTTAGGGATAACGAGTCGGAAATAAGGGATATAAAACGTTCTCTTAACATTGAGTATGAAACAGAGGAGAGTACTGTTGAAATGGAGATGGGACTTAACAGGGCTTACGAAAATGACTTAATCATGAGTGGGAAAGAGGAACTCCAGTTTGCCATGGAAAACATGTCCAAAAGAAGTGTCAATGACGTAAACGAGTTTAACAGGTATTTAAGGCTTAGTGCCACCGACAGTATAGCGTACAATGAAAATTATGAGACAATCATAGAGGAAGCCTTCGATGGCGGATTAATCCGTGATACCGATAATATACAAGATAGGATAAAGGTACTCACAGTAAACTATGCCAAAAAACGTGTATCCGGTTACTATAAAAGATGGGCACCACCACAGACAAACTTAATTCTGGCAGAAATGGAATTGGGTAATATTGACATGGAGTTTTACCATCTACTTGACACAGGGTTATCAGACGAGTCTTTACAGTCTTCCTTGAACAACCAAAAAATCCAAGACAGGATAACAAAGTACTATCGGAAGTCCAACCCTTCCATAACGGAATCACAGGCACAAACTAAATTCTTGGAAGACAGAAATAGGTTCCTCAATGAGTACCCATCTTTAAGATACATAAATATTCAACCAAGTTTTGCCTGGACAGATTTGGCGGAAAGTCGCGCCACCGGAAATAAAGGATTCAAAAAAGTACTTGGATTCAGGCAGCCGAATTGGAATTTTCAGGAGAACGGCCAATATATCTATAGAAACCAGAAATGGCTTGACGAATTTGGGCTTACTTCCGAAGATTGGGAAAATGCCGAAGATGTTACCCAGATGACACCAAGACAGAACCAAAACAAATTTGAGTTTTTGCAGGAATATTTTAAAGTAAAGAGACAGTCAGATAATCTCTATGGCGGAAATTACAACGGCTACAAGGCAATCCAACAAAGTTCGACCAGTTGGGAGAAGGCTACCGGTACAAAAACCATAGCAGGAACTAAGTCCGCGATTCGTGATGCCGTGGGGGACGTCTTCTTTGAACGCCAGGATGAAAAACTTCATGGCGAGGTCTATGAGGCAAAAGCGGATGGCATGGGAATCATGATACCCCCTATTTTCTTCAGGCAAAATCTTCCCGACCCAAATGCGATTACACAAAACACAATTACGGCCCTTCTGTTCGACTTCAACAAAGCAAACGAATACAAGGTAAGGGTAGAACTTGCGGGTACGGCACAGGCCATCCTAAGTAAGATAGGGGAACAAGACTTTTCGGACACCAGTATTTTAAGGGGTAACAAAAGAATTATCAAGCAGGGACAGACCTCAGAGACGTATAAGAAGGCCAAGGATTGGATAGAATACGCTTTTCTGGGTAAGAAACAGCACAGACGTATGGAGATGGACGTATTTGGACATACCGTCGATATGACCAGAGCTTTAGGAAAATTACGACAATTGTCTGTGTATCTGAATCTTGCGGTCAACCCATTCGTCGCTGCGACAAGTGCAGCTTCGGGAGCCTACAACACTTTGTTAACGTCTTTGGTGGGAGATGCCTGGTCGGCTGACTCGGCCAAGGTAGCCTCGAAGATGTTGGGCGATATCCCTAAATATGTATTGCAGGACGGAAAACTTGACTCAAACTCGCGCCTTGGAATACTCATGGAAGCCTTTGGACTCCGTGGATTAGAAAAAAGGTATAACGAATCCTCCTCGACAAGGGCGGGGAGGCTTGCTTCGGAGTATGCATACAAGATGGATGAGGTGTCCAACCTCTTGACTATTGCCCCTGCCTTATACGCAACCATAGCAGAACACAGGCTTATCCAACTTGAAAACGGCAAAAGCAGGCTTATGACATTCGAGGAATTCGAGGTCAACCAAAAAGTATCTGATATAAAAGACACCACGGCCATAAAAGCCTCCTGGACACAGAAACCCACTTTCTTTGAATTGATGGTAGTGGAAAACAGGACAATAAATCCTTCACAGTTGTTCATAGATAACTTTGGCGTGGGAATGGATCAGACGGGTATAGATAATACATTTAGGGACAAGGTGAGCATGATATCCGCAAAAGCCATACAGAACAACCAAAGACTTGATGGCACCATATCGGATAACGACAGGGTAACTTTGCAACGCGATGCCTTGGGAAACATGGTTTTGCAACATAAGACGTGGTTAATCACTGGGTTAACAAAAATGCTTAAGGGGAAAGGGTATAATTTTAGCTCAGGAAGATGGGAGGAAGGATACATGAAAACGGGCCTAAGATTTATACAGGGCGTGATAATGAACAGGGGTAATGCCAAAGAGTTCTGGGAAACCTGGAAAAACAGTGAACCAAAAAGTATCCAAAAAAACCTGAAACGATTTGGGTTGGAAACTGCGGGGTACTTGGCAGCCTTAGTGCTCGTGCTTGCTTTGAAGGGTGCCGACGACGATGACGACCCGGTTTTGGAAGATGCAGGGAGATTGTTGTCCTACAGACTGTATGGAGAAATAAAATCTTCAAATCCGGTAGGACTTTACCACACGATGATGGAAAACTTGAATAATCCCGTAGTTTCCTTATCGGTCTTAGAAGACCAGGTAGCTCTTGGACAAGCAATACTAAGTGTGGGCAGCGACACATATAGAGAAGAGGTTTGGGAAAAATTCAGAAAAGGTACTCCGCTGAGAAGGATTAACCAAATATCGGATCTAGACGAGACAACCAAAAACTGGGTGTGGGGAAATAGAGAAAGTTTACCCGAACTATATAATAAATAACAAAAAGCCAGAAAGATTAATTTCCTTCTGGCTTTTCTTCTTTGTAGAGTTTCCAACCTTTGTAATAAGTTGCAGCACCTCGTCTCAGCCGACAATACCCTATAATATTTAAACCATGTTCTTTTAAAAATTGTTTAACCTCATACACTTTATGTATAACCCCAGTAGGATCAATTAATGTACAATCTAACGGAATTATCTTTTCTTTTAAGGGGTACAGTCTCCAACCATAGGAGGATTCAAGTTGCCCTATTGAAACTCTCTGTATACCACTCCTATCAATATTATGTGTTCTTGCAAATTCACAGATATTAGATATTTTTTCAAAAATTTCACCGGTGGGGCTTATAAAAGAATAGGAGGGAAAATTAAAAGGTTTTAATTCTTGTCCTGAGTCTAAGGTCCACCCTTTATGATGAGACGTTTTGCCTACCAAAACTTTCTCCATACGTGACTTATCTAATTGATTGTCACGACAATATTTACTCAAATTAAATATCTTTACTTTTTCTCCAAGGGGGTTCACCAAATAGTAAGTTTTAGCTTTCTTTAAAGCAATCTTTTCACCCATCTCTTTCGGACGTTTCCTTCCAGTGTGAGCCTCAGAAATTCTTCTACGGGTTTCCTCAGTGGGGGTATAACCTTTATTACTTTTTCTTTTACCAGTTGTATAAGCCCTTTTTAAACTCTCACTTAATTTTTGCCTAGTTTCATCAGAACATTCTGGTGTTAGTTCATCTGAAGGTGTTAAGACACAATTTAGACCCTTCTCCCTGTTTAAGACATCATACTTGTCTTGGTAAAACCTTTCCCAAACATTAAGTTCTTCCATAGGACACCCTTTTTCAACTTTAAAAATATGATTATCAACACCATATTTTTGAAAAGAGTTAAAAAGTTTAGGTTGTCTTTTTGATGCGGAAGAACGGTGATATCTCCATCTATTATAGATATTTACCGCTTTTCCAATGTAGATTCGCCCGTTTGGCGCGAGAATTGAATAAATTCCTGAAAACTTTAATTTGTGATAATCTTTAAACTGCTCTGATCCCATAACTTCAACAAAAAACCCACAGCGTTCAAAGGGTTACGGCCTCCTACTAACTGTGGGTTTATAATAAATATTTTCGTTTAAATTCGATGTAACCGTAACTTTACAACGGCACAAATATAAAAAGTCTTTTTAAGATTACCAAATTTATGACACAATCTTAACATACCTCACTCAAATATAATTCATACAACTGCATACAGAGTTCCCAATTCTTTATTTGACTTCTGTAAGCCTGCAAAGATACACTAAAATTTGTATGGGGACAGTATAGTGTGACACCATAATTTACTATGCCACAACTCTGTCCTCCCGGTTCACGTTTTGGATAGGGTTCTATTTTTATTTGGTTCCTATACCATTCAAAATCGGTTACCATAAATCTTCACTGAATAGGTAAGATTTTAATTCATCTGTCTGACCTGCCGCAAAAGCTATCTTTCCACCTTCTTTGCGATCAACGAAACGATTTTTGTTGGTGAGAAAACCTTGTTCAACTTCACCCATCTTGTAGCTCGGTAGCCCTGTCATCGCTACGGCTTGATAGATGCAGTTTGCATGCCGCCATCCGCAGAAGACGATTCCACGGTCAACGTTGTAAGGAGAGATGCCTCGCATCCGTAAAGGCTCTTCTTTGCCAAAGTCTATTTTGTCATACCAAACGGCACTGCACAGTATGTACTCCTGGTTTTTATCTTTCATAATTTAATTAATTTTAAGCCCTCCGCAAGTGCAATTTCCAAGGCTTCCTCGTAGGTATCGTTATCCATGTATACCTCATAGTTTTCAGGAACTTCCCTGTTGGTTCTGTAGATAGTGTAACTGTATTTAAGGATTTCAGAGTCTTCACTTAATACGGGTAACACGAAGATTTCAATGTTATGATAATCTCTCAACCACTTAGCCAAAAGACTTTGTGTTGTCCTAAGATATCTGTCCAGAATCACACAATCTTCTTGTTGAAATTCAGTTTCTTCATAGTCTACTTCGTTTTCAGAATAAAAAGCTGGTACATATTCAGTGCCGTACTCAAAGTAGTCACAAAGACCTTTTTCTTTTGCTAGTTTGGCCGTTTCAAATTCTATTCTTTTATCTTCCATATTTTTCCATTATTTCGTAACCACACTCTTTCAGCGGCCCCATGAATTTTTTCCTGAATTGTACCTTTGACAAAGATACGTTACTTACCAGTATGTAATATATCGGTACACCGTTAAAGTTTTGTGAAAATTGTCCTTCGTCTTTATCACTTACTTCCAGATAGTATAATTTATCTTCAATTGTAATATCGTGTAGGTGATATATTTGCCTGCCTTTTATAGCCTTTGTTCGAGTAGTAGCATGCATTCTTTTACGCCTTTTTCAAAAGCCTTGCTTCGTCCACCCTCTGAACGAAAAATATATGTCGGTAAGTTTGAGTTATCAAATACAAACAAACTCCCGTCTTGCATCGTATCCCGTACAAAGTCAAACCATAATCCTTCACCTTCAAGAAAGTCCACCACATTATATTTGTGGAAATGGAAATAACGTTCTGTATTGTTTATGACGGGTATTCCGAGGTCTATTTCTAATCTTTCCAGATCGTAATCACAAAATTCGTCGTTGTTTTTGCACCACTCAAAGAACTTTACACGTGCCTTGTCACACCCTTCAAAAAGGTGATATATTCCTACTTTGTTTCCCATAATTTAAATTCTTTTTAAAACGTTAATAGGCTCCTTACCAAAACGGATCAAGGTTTTGTCAACCCAAATACCTGCATCACGCTCACTGGTTAGATCCTGTGATATTACACCACAGATTTTACCCCTAAAAATTTTGGTGCCCTTTCTGTCTTCCTAGAGATATACCCCTTTATAGGTACTACTTGTACCTCTGTAAAATGTGCTTGGCATAAGTTAATTTTTAGGTGAATACAAAACTTCCCACCTACCAGTACGGGCTTAGGCGGCTTGCCATTCTTTCATCATGATGTTGTCCAACACATATCCGTCTTCATCTACGGGTCTTTCCAACGGATTGACGCTATACACTTC